TGCTCGAATCCCGCGCCTCGACGCTGCTCGAATCCCGCGCCTCGACGCGGCTCGAATCCCGCGCCACGACGCGGCTCGAATCCCACGCCACGACGCTGCTCGAATCCCGCGCCTCGACGCTGCTCGAATCCCGCGCCTCGACGCGGCTCGAATCCCGCGCCACGACGCGGCTCGAATCCCACGCCACGACGCTGCTCGAATCCCACGCCACGACGCTGCTCGAACCCCACGCCACGACGCTGCTCGAATCCCACGCCACGACGCTGCTCGACTTCTCAGCAGTCAGTTCGGCCTCGCCGAACACCCACGCGCGGCAGGCCGTCGTCTTGTGCGAACCGTCGCGAAAGACGTATTTCGCCGCGACCTTCTCGATCTCGGTACGGAAGCGGTTCTCGTCGTCTACGGTGGGATTGTCCCGGTGGGAGAGTGTGGCGTCGCTGTCCCACCGCAGCACCCACGTTGCCGTCTCGGGCGAGGGCTTCGCCTGGTCGGGGTAGAACTCGAATGCGTAGAGGCGATGCTTGCCGTTGTCGCGCAGCTTGAACTCGGTCGCGATTTCGGTGTGACTGTCGGTCAGGTCCGAGACCCACAACTTCACCGCGTCCCCGATAATCGCCGCATATCCGCTCATTGGTCTGCACATGACTGTCGTTCCTTCCTCTGTCTATTTCCGACCCACCCGCCGCGAGTTCTTCGCCGCGCACAATTCCTGAATCCGCCGTTGCAGCCGCAGCAGCCGTTGCTCCAGCTCCGCGTCCTCGCGGCTGTCGATCACCTTGTCCTTCAGCGACTCCTCCAGCTTCACGAGCAGTGCCGCCATCTCGCCGTTGGCCTCCACCGCGACGCTCATCGCGCTCTTCGCCGCCGGTGCCTCGTCGCCGCAGAACGACACCCGCAGATCCGGGCACTTGCGCAGGAGCGTCTCGAGCATCGCCCTGCGGAATTCCGCCGGCAGGATGCGGCTGGAGAGCATCTCGCGGAGGTGCGCGGCGTCGGGCACGGCCTGGCCCTCGCGCCAGCGGTGGACGGTGGACTCGCTCGTGTCGGCCTCGCGGGCGAGCTGCTCGACGCTGATCGGGCGCCCGCGTCCGACGTACTCCTCCATGACTTCGATGAGGGACAGGCTCATGGTTCCTTCCAGTGGGTTACTTCGTTGCCTTTGCGATGGCGGCGGCGAGCTTGCAGTTGTCGTAGTGACCTTCGCGCCGACCCACCTCGGCATCACAGAAAGGGCAGGCGTATTCGTACCCGCCGTCCTCGGCGTCGGTCATGCCCGCCCACTCGACCGCCTTCAGCACTTCAAGCATCTCGGGCGCGGCGGCAACCAAGTTTGCGTTGGCCTCAGACTCGCCCAACGCCTGAAACGTGTGCCGCGTGCATTCGCAAATCGGCCGCGGCGCTCTTGTGGGCCCAACGTCAGCCATCACGAAACCACCCTTCGTTATCCACGGCCCCGGCGTATGTGCTGCTTGTTGGCTCATGGTTCCTTCCAGATTCGGCGTGTCGTCGTCTCGTAATCTCCGCCGCCGGTGCGTGACGCGGGTTACGCTCCCGGCATGGGCATCGGGCTAGAGCTACATCTGTTGCGTGTTGGCGGCGTCGACGGCGGGGGTGGCGTCGATCTGCTCGGACTCGGTTTCGGGAAAGAGATTCTCGCAGTGGTGGACAAAATCCCTAGTCTCCGCCATCGCCAACTTCAGCGTTTCCTCCAACTCCGCCAGCCGCCGCTCCCGCATTTCGTGCTTCAGAAGCGCCGTCTCCACCGCCTCCGGCGTCAGCCGCTCGATGCCGCGCGTCGTCATGCGGGCGAAGGCGTTGAGGCACGCGGCGATCCTGCGGGCGTTGGCGTTGCACTCCCGGAGCGAGAGAGGGTTGGCGTAGCAGCAGGCGATTTCGTCGGGGCCGATGCGGACGGCCGGGGACAGCACGGAAACGCTCGCCTTTCCCCGCGTCCACCCCTCGTCCTCAACTTCAGCGGGCACATCGTTTTGTTGCTCAACCTGGCTCATGGCGTGTGGCTCCTCTTTTTTGCCCCTTCGGTTCGGTCGGTCGTTTTCGTCAAACGTGGCTGGCGATGGTCGCCCGAAGTGCACGCCTCAGCTTCGCGTGGGCCTTGGCGAGGTAATAGTGAACAAGCTTCCGACTCATCCTCACGCCCGTTCGTTTGAAAAACTCCTCCGCGACTTCGTCGTACGATCGGACCGCCAGCTCGTCCGGGATGCGACGTGACTCACCGTCGTGGAGTCGAATCGGGTTGGAGGCATTCGATCGCATGTGGGTTCGATCCTCTCGGAAGCGTGCGGACGGGTGCGACGTCAGGCGGCGGACGGCTCGGGAGCAGAACCAGAGGCGCGGGATCGGAGCGCGTCGCGGATGAGGATTCGCGCCATCGCGCCCAACGGCCGCTCTTCCGCTGCGGCCAACGCCTCCACCGCCTCGCGCATTTCTTGGTCACAGGACACGACGATGTTCGCGTCGAGCCGCTGCCGCCGTTCTTCCTGAGTCGATTCCATGAACTCCAACCTTTCCAGTAATTCCAGTTGTTCCACAGATTCTATCGGCAGGTGCCTTATGGAATCAAGAGAAAACTATGGAATGTCTGGAATTCTTGTAAGACGTGGAATGGTTGTGTCTTACAGTGATGAAGTGGCTGAGCATTTCGGAAATTTCGTGAGGTGGCGTCGCGCCAAGCTCGGGATGAACAAGCGCAGGTTCGCCCAAAAGCTCGGCGTCGACCCCAAGACGGTTACCAATTTGGAGCGGCGGGCGTCGGTGGTGGGGACAGACGATGTGACGGTGGCGAGGATCTCCGAGATACTCGAAGTTCCCCTTGAGCAGATCATGGCCGATGGCGCAGTCTCCGATGTGCCGCAGATTCCCCCGGAACTCATGAACCAATTAAGCGCCAAGGCCGACAAGGAAGGTGTGACCGTCGCGCAGTTCATCCGCGCCGCCGTGCAGGCGCTGGACAGCCTCCCGAAGTTGAAGCGAGACGTGATCATCGACGGGAACAGGCCTGGCGTCTTTGCGACCCTCGCCGCCAAGAAAAAGAAGGACGACAAGGGAGAGGGGCAAGACTGATGGCGTGGGCCGAACCGAAAATCTGGGCGTACCTCTGGGAAGGCCGGGTGTGGTCCGTCGAAATCGAGCGGATGGAGGAGGCCGGCGCGGAGAAGCGGTGGACGCTCCGCATCTTTCTCGGTGACGGGGTGTGGGACGCGCCCGGTACGTTCGCCGATGCGGTAGACGCTGCCGTTGCTGTCGTGCAACGGGAAACCGGATACCAGAAGTGGGATGAGAGACCACCGCTCGATGAAAGCCCGCCCAAAGACCTCGATAAATGGGAGAAGGATTATGATCCGATCGGAGACGACGACGACGAGCCTCTTTGAGCCCGCCGTTCCTTCCGGTTCAATCGCGAAATCGCCGACGCCCGCGCGCGTGCGTTCTGGTCGCGTGTGCGCAGGCCGTTCTCCACACACTCCAAGCTGCTCAGCGCGCCCTGCGACTCGCTCAGCGCCCGCGCGACGTAGTACCGGTACGACAGCGGCAGATTCTTCGGCCACTTCGCGATCGACAACGCGACGAGCGTCGTCGCCTGGTTCAGGCTCCGGCAGGCTTTTCGCAGTTCCGGCGGCAACTTGACGTTGGTGTTTTCCATGATCGGATTATACCCCGACTTATTCACACGCCACGTACCGCAACTCGCCCGCCGCCACCGGCGCGCCCTCGTCGCAGCTCCGCACGATGCGCGGGTCACCGACGACGACGCCGCTCGGGTGTCCCCCGTGCGTGGCGATCTCCCGCCAGTACGCCGTCACGTCGCAGTGCCGGCACGGTACCGCGATCTCCACGTGACCGTCCCCCGTCGGTGTGCACGTGATCGATCCCGGGGCGACGCTGGCGCCACACACCGCGCACGTCCTGGCGCGGGTCAGCATGATCTTCCCCACCGGCCCCAGCGCCTCGCCGGGGTCGAGACGCCGCAGGGCTTCCTCCCCCCCTGCCGTCATCAGGTCGCGCGCGGCCAGTTCATAGACGGTGGCCGTGAAGTCGCAGAGGCTTTCGAGATCGGTCGGCATCCCCACCGCCAGCACGTGGGCGTGCGCCAGTTCGTGCACCAGCGTCCACAGTCGACGATCAACCGGCATGGCGGGACTGAGGAGGATGCGCCGGCCCCGCTCGTCACAGAGGCCCAGACATTCCTCCCCGTCGACGCGCATCCGGTCTTTGGCGATTCGTACTGCGTACCTGGCCGATCCGACTCGAAACATGAGTCCTCCCTGTGGTGCGCACCTCGGGCGCGTCCCTTGGGCCTCGATTCCCTTCGCGAATTGCACGTCCGTGAGCCAGAGAACATACCGAACGTCTTCCTAACGTCAAGGAAATTTTGGGGAGGCGACAGGCGTGGTTGAACAATCCGACCTCGGAAAAGAAGAGTTGGACAGGCTCGCGGCCAGAATCCGAGAGGTCGTCAAGCTTCCTTGTCCCCGTTGCGGCAGCTCGTCGGCCACCCTGGTTGACGGTCACATCTCGCTTCCGATTAGCGACACGCTCTACAAGGTCGTGATCGGGGGAAAGGTCGTCCCCGTTGTTTCGACGGTTTGCGATCGGTGCGGGTTTATCTCGATGCACGCCTACAAAGTGCTGTTCAAGGACGAGGAGGGCTCTAAGCATGAAGGGCCCTAAGGATCCGATCAACACGGAGCGTTCGCAGATCAGCGTCAAGACTGAGTCGATGCAGTTGATCCAGAGCGTGGCGTACAACGTTCAACAAGACCTGATCGTCGTCACGCGGGACAAGGTCGAGCTGTGCCTCACCAAGCACGTGAAGTCGATGGAGCAGCGCCACGCTTGGCTCCTGCCGTTCGGCGTGTTCTTCGCGGCGATCGGCGCATTGGCGACGTCAAGTTTTCACGCGGCATTGGGCCTGAAGGCCGAGATGTGGAACGCGATCTACATCCTCATCGCCGTCATCTCCGGTTGCCTGACCGTTTGGCTGTTCTGGAAGAGGGGATCGGCCAAGACCGTTCACCAAGTGATTGACGAGCTGAAGGCGAAGAGCGACGAGGCGATCACCCCTTCGGCTTCCACCAGCTCCGTACTGCGGCCAGTGCGGTGGGAAGAATCATTACTCCAATCAGTATCGATACAACCGCCCCAAAGAGAATCACCGGGCGGTGGGAGTGGTAAAACTCAATGACGCAGCCGACCCCCATGAGCCACGCCAGAAGGCAATACGGCGGTGCGACAATTCGCTCGGTCGCGGTCATAACAGGATCTTACACGGCCCGCGCTGTCGGGCAATTAGAAAACGTGATTCGATGACGCTCGCGCTCTCCATCATCGCCCCTGTCGTGCTCGCCTGGTTCGCCTGGCGGTGGCTGCTGGGGCCTGAGCGGGCGCCGCTGGGGTGGGATCAGGTGCCGGAGGATTGGGACGTGGAGGCGGCGAAGCGGGCGATGTCTGGAAATGAAGATGCCCGCTGACGCGGGCGGAAAGGTAAGGCGATGGCCGAGATTATCGAGTGCGCCAACTGCGGGGAGAAGATCGGGAGGCTGGAAACTCCGCAGGTGTTTAAGGGGGAGGTGGTTTGTGCGGTGTGCCGTGAAAAGCTGGGCGCCAATGACGTTCCCGATTGGGTGGACGAGATTAGCGCCGACGCCGAGCGCCCGCCCTCCTACGAGACCGCGGCGATGACGCGGCGGCGAATGAGCGCGAACGTCGTTGAAAAGAAGTCGGCCCGGTGCTGTCCTTCGTGCGGGTCGACGGAGCCGCCCGTCAAGCGGAGGAAGGGGTCGATGGCAATGTTTCTCGTGCTGTTGTTTCTAATGGTGCTTCCCGCCCTGATCTACATGGTCATTTACGACGGGTACGTGTACGTCTGTCCGAAGTGCGGGGCGAAGATCGCGGATGCGACTTGAACGTGAAGTTTCTCTAGATGAAGCCGGTTTAGTCGGCTAGGGTGGCGCACATGCAGGGAAAGGGATTCGGCGCGTCGTTGACGATTCTGGTAGTAGTGCTGGTGATCTTCTACACCTGGCTCGTCCTATGGACGCGGCAGGTTGATCGGAGCATCAAGGCTGCGAGCAGGCCGGTGGAGAAGTACACTCGCGACTACTACAAAGATCCTGTCACCGGCCAGATTGCGCCGAAGCGATCCAAATCGCCCGCGACTCTTCCAACGTCGGGCGGGGCTTCCCCAGAAGTTCGTTGACGCGGTCGTGTGCCCGCCACGTCCACTCAAACCAGCCGTCCCCGTGAACTGGGGGCATCTCTTCGAGCAGTGTCTTCCAGTGCTTCTTGCAGTCGCCGCACGGGACGCGCGCTGTCACCGACGCCAGCACAGCAGCAGTGTCACCGGTTGCGGTATGCAATCGCTTCCAGAGGGCGGGACCCCACTGCTTTTTCGCGGGCTTGGGCGCGGCGGCTGGCGCGGGTGGCATTCCGCCGGAGGCGAATAACCTCTTGGGGCAATCCCCCGCCTTGGCGATCTCTCGGAAGCTACGGCCTGCGGCGTCGACCGTGCAAGCCGATCCGCTGGCCCAACCCTCCTGCCGGTGTGCCGCGAACCGGCATCCTTGGCAGGTGGCGACGTTCAGGGCGTACAAGGATCCCATGAGACCACCGCGGTTCCGTTGATCATGAAGGAGAGCGGTCCGTCCTCGGGGCAATTGTTGTAGGAGGTGAGCGTGTTGGTGAAGCTCAGTGGCGACACGCAGTCGGTCTCCTCTGCATCGGCTTCGAACGCCGGCCCGACTTCTGCGATGTGGACGGACAGGTGCCAGGTGGTGGCGCCGTCGAACGTGAGCAGGACAAAAATGGTATTCGGACCAGTCGCCCAGCTCGCCATGTCGGGCGGGCAGGTCGTGTAGGGGTTGTCGAGATCAGTCCGATCGTAAAAGGTGACGTCGTTTGCGTACGCGCTGTATTGGCACAAGGGTCCGTAATAGACGAGACGGTAGGTGTCGAGTGAACCCGTGCCGGCCTGGTGCCATCGGCCGCCCGGCACGCTCCCGCACACCGCCGTGCACGGGAAACCATTCTCGACGCTATCGAACGTGACGGTGCCGTACCGGCCGATCGTTCGGCATCCGCAAGAGTAGGAGCATGGGTTGGTGCAGCAGTCGGCGGGCTCCGCGCCGCCGCCCGGCGGCGGGGGTGTCGCGGTGTCCGCCAGCGCCGAGCAGTCGCCGTCGACCGTGCAGTCGGTGCCTGTGGCGACGTACCGTTGCCAGTAGCACCCGCTGCCCGTCCAGCTCTGGTCGGTGTCGCCGGGGAGGCAGTACCAGCCGTCGGGCGTGAGCGACCAAGTGAGGGTGTCACAGTCGAACGTCGCGAGCCAGAGTCGAAAGCACTTATTGCCGCAGCAGCAGGCGTCCCCGAGCCCGTCGGAGAGCATCAGGTTGCCGGCGGCGTCCAGGATCGCGTTGCCTGACGCGTCGAGCAGCAGGTCGCCCGCGGCCATCCCCAGCGATGACCGGCCGCGTCGCCACCGCGGGGCCATCCGACGCCGCGCCGGCTTCCGACACAGCGGACAGCGGGGCGAGACGCGAGGCATCGGCGGCGTCCAGAGCGGACGTCGCGGCGGAGTCCAGAGCTTGCGTGAAGGGGCGAGGATCATACGCCGCAGCCGCCGGTGGCGCTGGTCTCGAACGCGACCTGGAGATGGAAGTCCCCCGAAGAATCGAAGTAGCCGATCCCCTCGGTCGCGGCAGTCAGCGCGCCATTGCGCCAGCCGACGGCCGGGCTGAGGGAAGTGCCGACGACGACGCCGCGTTTATTGGTGGCGGTGTAGACCCAGGTGGAAGCGGTCGTCTGGGTGCCGATCACGCCGCCCGTGGAGGAGAGCGACACGGGAATCGACTCGATCTCCTGCACGGCGATGATGTACCAGCAGGGAGCGATCTTGGGCGTAGCATCCTTATACTGCCCCCGCGCCATCACCACGTAGGCGTTCGTCAAGTCGCCGCGGTTAATGACGTCGATCGCCGGTACGTCGCTGGCTGAACCAGACCGCCCGCCGGCGATCACCTCCCACGCCCCCGCCGTTGTGCGTCTCGCCTGCGACCAGTCATAAAGGGTATGGTCGGTGCCGTCACGCGCCGTGAGTTTCGCCTCAATTACGATCGCGCCGCCCGAAACATTCCCCGGCGTCTGAGGTTGCGGGATCGCGATCGAGCACCCCTCTTCCGTGTTCTTGAAGTCGGCGACACCGGAGACGCGCAGGTTGCGCATCCAGTTCCACATCTTGGGGAGGCGCGCGGCCCACACCTTGTCTAAGACGTAGTTCTTATCGGCCATGGGGATTAGCTGAAGAGCTGCAGGAGCGGGGAGACGTCGATCACGCGCGATTCTTTGTAATAGAAGAAGCACGCCTGCGTGGAGTTGTTGGCTGCCGGGACGATCTTGCCGTCGCCGCTGAAATACTCCACCTTGTACGGCACGACGTTGGAAGGCGGGGACACCGGGGCGCGGTTCTCGTCGCCAACTTTGATATTCGAGTAGTGGCCCGGGAGAGGGATTCCGAACTCGTCGAGGCGAATGTCGAGTCCGAGCACGTTGCCGCGGCCGTCGGAGAACCTCGCGAGCTGCTTCGTCCCGGAGTCGTTGTACCAACCCGACTGCCCGGCGTTCAGGACGCGCGTTTGGAATGGGTAGGTGCCCATGGAGTCGTCGAGAACCACGTCGATCTGCAGCGTGACGGGGAGTTGTTTCGTCTGATGGGTGAAGACGATCGACGGGTTGACGCTGTTGATGCGCAGGTGTTGGGCCGCGATCGTCATCCCGGCGAACGTCAGCGAGCGATCGTTGGTCGCGTTCTCGTACGTCGTGCAAAGCGCCCAGTCCATGTATGGGAATTTCTTTTCGAGCGTCAGCCGCTTATAGGTAGTGCGGCGCGTGGTCCCAGTGATCGGCTGACCCGCCCCGTCCAGAATCGCGCGGTGGTCGAGGTCGCAATCCACGGGTAGCGAAACCTCTACGGTCTCACAGCCGACGCGCGTCAGGTTTTCTTTGGCGCTGAACCCCGTGGACTGATCCGAGTACGAACAACCGATCGTCCAGCACCGCGGCCCTTCACACGACTTGATCGTCGGCCCGTCGCAGTAGAGCGTTTCCGGGGCCAGAGGGTGGCCGTCGTTCTTGTCGGGGATCGAGTCGCCCGAGACGGTGTCCACCGCGCCGAGCGCGTCAGTTTCATTGTCGGGCCCGTCGACCGTGAATTCCCGGTAGGCGCGAAACTTGTCCGTCAGTTCCAGGCGGCGGGCGGACCACTTCTCGCAGATGGTGACGATGTTGCTCATGGATTAGTTCGACCCGACGACCCCGAGGTTGCCGCTGCTAATGGCGGCGATCAGCTCGGCGATCTTGGCGTTCTGTTCGAGGGTGGCCTTTAGCTGTGCGGCGGCGGCCTGCGCCTGCTGCTTAGCGCTGTCGGCGAGGATGCTGTCGATGCCGTTCCCCTGGCCCACGGTGCCCGTGAGAATGCCGGCGCTGCCGTGGATCTCGCCGGGGAATGCGGGCCTGAACTCGTCGTGCTTGCGCTGCTGGATCTCCTCCATGGAGAGCCCAAACGATTCGGCCGCCGCGCGCGCGTCCTCCGCCGCCTGCTTGCGCAGGGCCGGTTCGCGTTCCTTGTGGGCCTCGATTTCCTTGTCGAGGTTGGTCTTGATTTCGCTTAGCCGCGCCTCGTACCCCTGCTTGGCGGCGAGCTTCTCCGCGTCGAGCCGCTGTCCCGCCAGCTGCAGGCGGCGCACGGCAACGTCCGAATCGGCCGCGAGCAGCCGCTGCTTGTGCTGCTCGTCCGCGTCCTCAACTTCGCGCTGATTCTGCTTGTCGACTGCCGCCAGCTTGGCGCGGCGCCGGCGGTTCGCCGCGTCCACCTCGCCGGAGAAGGCCGCGAACGCCTTGTCGGGATCTCTGTCCGGGTCCTTCTTCGCGTCCTCGAACCGGCGCCGGGCGTCTTCCTTCTCGCGGTCGGCTTCCTTGCTGATCGCCAGCCGCTTGGACTCGAGGAATCGCCCCTGGCTCTCGAGCTCGGCGGTTCGCGCCTCGTCGCCCATCCCCTGCAGGCGGTCCAAGTGCTCGCGCCGGTCGGCTTCGACCTTGGCCTGATACCCCTTCTCAAGCTCCGCGATCTGATCGTTGAGCTCGGCGTCCGCAACGGCCTTGCCGGCGGCGATCTGTCCCTTGAGAACGTTCTGCTGATCGGGGCTCAGCTTGCCCCGGTCGGCGAAGATCTTATCGAGACGGCGGATCTCTTTGTCGTGCGCGAGCTGGGCCTGTTCTCGCTCGCGCGCGTTCCCCTTGATGCCGACGAGCCGATAGCGGTCTCCGGCATCGATCGCGGCGTCGAGCCCGGCCTGCAGAATCGGTTGGCGGGCCGCGTCCCTTTTGTCCTTGATCGCCTGTTGCTGGTCCCGAAGGTCCTGCTGCTCCTCCCGCTTGCGTCGCTGCTCGGCCTCAACGGGGTTTCGGAGGTCGTGAACGAAATCACCCAGGCTCCGGAATCCCTTGGCGAGCGACCCGATTCCGGGAAGGACTTCGGCCATCGCCGTCGCGAATGCCTCCGTCTTCGTGGCGCCGGCGCGAAGATCCTGGTGGAACTTGTCGGCGACGGCGGGAAGTTTCTGAAGTCCCTGGCCGACCTGTTCGGCGATCGTGAGCGCGCCAAACAACTTCAGCGCCTTCCCGAAGTGCTCGGCCTGCTGGGACAGGCCCTCTTCACGCTTGGCGGCCACTCGCTCAGCGTTCGTCTGCGGGGCCCGGCCGCCGCGCAGGCGGGTAATGTCTACCCCCTGCCCCCGCACGTCGGAGAAGTCGAATTCCGGACGCTGGATCGCGTCCAAACGGTAGATGTCGTTTCGCTCGCGCTGGAGTTGGACGCGCCGGATGCTGTGCCGCGCCATGCTCTCGGCGAGCTGGTCGTCGCGCGTCAGCGGCCCCATGACCGGAAGCGACAGTTCCTTGCGCAGCTTCGCCACGTCGGCCGCGGCGTTCTTCAGGCCCCCGCCGTTGTAGGTGGTGCCAACGACCAGGTCGAATTTTCGAGTCGTCGTATCGGCCATCTCAGCTCTTCAGTTTGCTTTCCCAGTAGCGGGACTCGGACCAGACCAATCGCACCGCAGCCAGATAACTGGCGGTCTGATCGAGGAATCCCCCCGTGATCGCGGGGAGCCCGCTTTCCTTGAGGAACTCGGCGGCCTCGATCACCTGCCACGCGACGGGGGCAATCAGCTTTGTCGGACAGTCAACGACCACGCCCGCCTTGCCCCACCCGTGGCACGTCGTGCACTTCCGCGCTTTTTGCGGCTGGCCACCGCACGCGGGGCACCGTCCGCCGTCACCGATGATGACGGGCCGGGCGATGCTGGGCGGGTTTACGCATTTTCCGCCGGTGCACCCTTTGCAGAGCTGGCCGTATCGGCGGGCGACGGCGAGCTTGATCGAAAACTTTCGGCGTCCTTGTAGAGCAGTTCACGAGGGTACTCCTGCGCCATCTGGAACTTGAGCCGCAGCGTGAATTCGTCGAGCACGTCGTCTTCCGTTGCCGTGGGTGCGGGGGCGAAGGGGATCAAGTTCCCCGCACCGTCCTTCAGGTTATCCCAGCCGACGAGGCCGATGCGGATCGCCTCATTCAGCAGGCGGTCGCTCTCGTCGTCGCGATTGGAAGTGAGGGCGGCGTCGCGCAGACGTTCGACCTTCTTCGTCTGCCCGCTGGTGAGGAAGCGGAACTTGAACCGCGCACGCTCCGACTCGGGCTTGCCCTTGTCGATGCAGTCGAGGTGGACGACGGCGACGTCGTCTGGACTAAAACCTATGGGCATGGCGATTCCTTGGGTGTGAGGTGTGAGGGTGAACGTCCGGGGGAGGGACGGGTTACGAGAACGCGATCGTGAACGGAGTCGTGGAGTTGAACTGCAGGCCGATCTCGTCGGTCATGATGTCGTTGCGGTTGCCGCGCGGCGTCTTGACCGTCTGCGCCTTGCTCGACGCGATCGTCACGATGTTGTTCGCCGACGAGCCGATCACGAGGCTGAACGCCTCTTCCGTCCGCGCCATCAGCACCGAACGCCAATCGCGCGTCGCCACCGCGACCGCCTCCGGGTCCATCGAACCGGTGGATTTGCGGTTGGGGATGTAAGCGGCCTTGTAACCCGACTTGTCGACGTTGGTTGCGTCCTCACGCAGGCCGACGACGTTGCCGGCGGCGACCGTGATCTTGGAGAGCGTCGGGCTGAAGCCGCCCAGGGTGCACGTCCCACCGGCAAAGATCGGCGCCAGCACCGTCGGGAACGTCGGGGTGAGGATGACGGCGTCGGTGACGGCCGAGTCGGTGTACTTGCCCGTGAAATCGAACTTCACCCGCCCCGGCTGGCCGTTGACGGCGGTGATCGTGAAGTCGCCGCGGCAACCGGTCATCTGGCGGCGCAGGCCGTCCTCGTACGCGACGATCGTCAGCGTCGTCAGCCCGTTGACCGGGGAGAAGGTTCCGGCGGTGTTCTCCCAGTCACAGGCAGGAAGGAAGATGCTCGCCCACGGGGGCACGCCGGCCGTGCCGGCGCCGGTCAGCTCCACCTCGAACGAGCACTTGCCGCTCTGGGCACCGGGCGCGGAGGCGAGCTGCCCCTTGCCGGCCATGGCGGGCCGGTCGTTGGTCGGCTCGTCGGGCGTCATGCTGAAGTTGAAGACGATCAGGGAAGCGTCGGTCCCGGTGACGGCGATCGCGACGCCGGTGGTCGTCTCCACCTTCGCGGCGATGCACATGATCGGTGTAAGTTTCGGTGCGTCAGTGGCCATGGGAGAGGCTCCAAAGAGAAGGTTTACGTTCGTTGATAGGGATTGGCGTAGCGGGTGCGGAATCGCACCTTTGCCCACACGATCACGCTCGGGGGCGACCCCGCCAGTTCGATCTCATCCTTGTCGGGAAACTCCGTGTTCACGGCCTGCCCGCCGCGGTGGACGTCGGCCTCGATCGCCCGGTGAATGTCGGCCGCGACCGAGTAGAGCCGCCCGCGCAGGACGGCCGGGTCGGAACTCTCTGACTCGATGACGTAGCCGACGATCCCGATCGGGAGCAGGTATTCCTTGAACCCGAGGGGCGGGTTGGGCTGCGGCTCGGGCGAGCCGGCGCCCACGACGACCAGGCCGTCCCGCAGGGGCGCGTTGCCCCCCTGCTTCTGCTCTTCGACGATCAGGTCGTTGAGGTAACCGGCGGCCGTGCTGATCGTCGAGAGGGTCGCGACGACGTCCTGCAGGATCAGCTCGTCAATTGGGAATGCGACGGCGGGTGTGCTCATTCGGGAGGTTGGCTGAGTTTTTCAAGTTGCCAGGCGATCTTCGAGTCGAGGCGCTTGCGGAAGTAATCCCCCAGGTCCGCCAAGGCCGTCTCGGCGAGGTCGGGCGTCTTTTCGAACGCGGACAACACCGAAGGCCCGAACGTTTCCTTGATCGGCTGTCGAAGCGTGCCGGATCCGGGCGCCCGCAACACGCGTCGCGCGGTGCGGCGGTTTCGCAGTCGCACGCCCTCGACACGCTGTTTCGGCCCGACGATCTTCGGGGCGTACCTGCCTTGGGTGGGGACGCGCTTGGGCACGGAGATTTCACGCTCGAAATAGCCGACGTGCCCGCTCTGCATCGTGGCGCGGAACATGTGCTTGAAGTTCTCGGCCCCGGCGCCCTTGATCAGCGTGGCGGTAACCCCCGACCGCTTGCGGAAGGTGGACTTGAAGTCGAACAGGGCCAGCGCCTGGTAGTCGATCCGGATGATGCCGCTCAGGTTCTCCGCGCTGGCCAGTTGCTTGACCTTGATGTGGTCCCGGATGTCACCGACCCGGCGGACGTTCAGCACGTCCTTCAGTTGCCCGACGAGGCTGGTCACCCCGTGCCTGAGCGTGTCGTTGATGGCGGATCGGACGATCGCCGTCGCGTTCTTCTCGGCGCCGCCCAGTGCGTCGACAACCCCGCGGATCTCCTCTTCGGAGACGTTGAGCTGCAGGAGGCCGCCTCCTAGGTTCGAAAAGCCCATGTGGATTAGGCCGCGTCTTCCTTGAGCGTGAGGAACACGAAAAGTCCCGTCGGCAGGGTGCCCCCGCCGGCCGTCGCCGTGATCACCAGTTGGTAAAGATCGCCGGCCACCCCGCCCGCCGTGGCGATGCCCGCCAGTTCCGCGACGCGCGCCGTGTTGGCGGTGTCGAGGGTGACGACCGCCGAAAGCACGCTCGCGAACGCCCCGCCGGCGGTAGACCGCTGCAGGTCGACGGTGACGGTTGCCGCGCCGACGGCGATCGCGATCGACCCGACGGCCAACTCCAAGAGCGTCGCCGTCGCGCCGTAGACGCGCCAGATGGGGATGGTCACCGACGTCGCGGCCGTGTTCGGCTGGGTGTAGGAGGGCCGCCACTGGTGCTCTAGCTTTGACTGCTTGATCCCGGCACTGGACGCGACCTTAGCGTCGGTGACGCCGCCGTCGGGAAAGGTCGGCATCTTGATGAAACGGACGTCTTCGGAAAACGTCCACGGCTCTTGAATGACTGGCATGGGTATTCTCGAAAGGGTTGAGCGTTAAAGGGGATCGGAACGATCAGGCTTTGACGGCGGGCGGGTTGGGCTTGGGGACTGGCGACAAGTGCTTTCGAAGCCCGTCGAGCACCTGCGTTTCGCACTTCCGGCAGTCCGCCGGCCGGTCCGGAGTGTCGGCACCATGAACCACCACGAATTCCGTTCCGCCCAAAGACGCGCCCAGCACCATCGCGGCGGCGGTCGGGTAGAGCGACCAGCCGAGCGAGGCGGGGTATCGTTCCCACAACGGCTCGTAACGTTTGCGCCGCTCAGCGGGGATCGATTCGAAGCGTTCGGCGTCGGGGCCGTCCAAAATTCCAGTTTCCGTGTCGAGGCTGGTCAGCAGGCCGGGGGATCCGGCGGGCTTGGTGGCTTCGAATACGTCCGGCGACGTCACGACCCACCAGTCGCCGGCGTGCGACGCGGCGGCCTGATCGATCGCGATCACCAGGTCAAACCCCTCGCGAGAGGTAAAGGCTTCCGGCTTCACGCCGGGTTGAAGGATGGCGACTTTCATAGGGCTTCTCTACTTGAGGTCGAGGGTGATCATCCCGGCGTCGGAGTAGCTCCCGGAAGATTGATCTGGGAGGTACACGCCGAATTCCTGCGCCTCGCCGCCGATGCGCAAGGCGAGCGTGGCCTTGTCGTTGCCGTAGGCGTCGAGCTGGGCCGAACTGATGCCGGCGGTCGCGTCGTTGACGACCTGAATGGTCATCTTCGGCGTCACCACCTGCCCCGCCGCGTTGACCCGCATCGGCGGGCTTCGATCGACGATAGCGTCGATCGTCCGGGGGATGCCGCTTCGTGGGGTGAAGACGATCCGCTCCCCGAATCCGCTGGCGAATTCGGGGGCAGTGTCAATCAGCAGTTGGTCGAAATCGCTGAGCATGGAGTATGATCCGCGCGTTCCGATGTAGCTCAGTTGGCTAGAGCACCTGGCCGGGCGAAGAGCCGGGGGCGGAGCACGGTGAGTCCAAAGGGTTGTGACACGGCCAGCCACACCGCCGCCCCTCGTCAGGAGGACGCGGGTTCGAGTCCCGCCATCGGAGTTACTTCGCCGCCGGCGCGGCCGCGGGGGCCGGGGCCTGAGCAGCGGGGGCGGGCGGCGCGCCCTTCGACTTCGCCGCCGGCGCGGCCGCGGGGGCCGCCTTCTCTTCGACGGCCTTCACGGCGCCGTTGCCAACCCAGAATTCCGGGTCGAGCCCAGCCTTCTTGATCTGCTCGTCGGTGACGACTTCGCCTTGTTTGAACGGCCCGGCCTGCGTGAACGCAACTTCGTACTTTGGCATGATCAGATGTCCTGTTTCAGAGGGTTTTCAGAAAGCCCGCGCCGCCGCGTGGGCGGCGCGGGCATCAGTTCAAAAGCGTCAGGGGGGGGGGAGACGCCGATTAGCACGACATGACGATGATCGCGGACGGGAAGTAGATCGCCGGGCCACCGTTGTGGCCGCGGTGGATCTGGATGTCCGCTGGGATCTCCTGCCGCGACGGGTTGTTGCCCGTGCGGTCGATGACCTTCTCGTAGCTGCCCGGTGCCATGCCCGGGTTGTTGGCGTTGCGGGTCAGGCGGTACTCGCCGACGCGCGAACCGTCGGCGCGGGCGCCGACGATGACGACCTTGTCGTCGGCGATGAACCGCGTGAACGTGCCGTTGCTGGCGATGTACCCTTCGTCGTAGACCACGATCTGCGGCAGGTCGTTCGCCGCCAGCACGGCGTTGATCTTCTGCAGGTCCAACATGTTCGCGCCGTTCTCGATCCGCTTGCCGCCGACGTCGTTCGCGTTAGTGTTGTTCAGCATGTTGTTAGCGGTTACGCGGTTCATGTACGCCTTCGCCTGCGCGCCGAACGTCACGCCCTTGCCGGCTCCGAGCAGGGACGCGGCGCGGAAGTCGACGATCGGCGTTCCCGTCGCGACCACCGACCAGTCCGACCCGCTGTAGGTCTGAATCGTGAACGTCGCCACGAACGAAAGGATGGCGTTCGCCTGGCTGATCGTGATCGTCCCGGTCGTGAGCAGCGTCCAGATGATCTGCTCGATGCGGTCTAGCTCGCGGACGATGAGCTGATCCTGGCCGTCCATCACGAGGTCCGTGACGTCGATCGGGATGCCGGCGAGCTGCTCGGCGGTCAGCGGGCCGGCGCGCTTGGTCAGTTCGGCCTCATCGATCTTGACGTACTCGCCGAAGACGCCGGGCTCGTAGATGTATCGCTTGGCGCCGACGCGCTTCACCAGCGAGGGCGAACCGTCCAGTCCGCGGAGCTCCTGCAGCCCGGCGTAGTTGTCCTTCTGCTCCCACTCCACGAAGTGGGCGTTGACGGGACGGAGGGGCATGATCTCAAAGCCCACGCGGTTCTGCGTGATGCGCGCGACCTTGTCCGGGCCGATCATCATCAGTTCGCGGTTCTGGGGGTAAACAAAGCTCATGGGTTGTCCTTAAAATGGGAGAACGGATCAGGTCACAAAAACCGATCGGGTCGAGTTCCTTATCTTGTTGGTGAATTTCAGTTGCCGACGATGGGAGAGAGGGTGGGATTGGATTACGGGATGCGGATGTAGCCGTTCGCGAGCGTGCGCCCGCCGAGGTCGGCCAGCGCCCCGGCGTCGTAGCCGGTGAGGTCCGACGTGTTGAACGTGCCAGCCACAAACATGTGCGTGGAGTTCACCGGCGGGTTCAAACTCGTCGCCGTGGTGACATTGCCCAGGAACATGTTGCCGCTGCCGTCGGTGGCGATATCCGTCCCGAGGATCCCGACCGCCGTTTCGAGTCCGGTGGCCGCGGCGTGGCTGACGTAGTAGCTCGTCGCGCCCGTGGGGAGGGTCGGCCCGACCACGATCAGTGGCTGGCGGATGCCCGCGTACCCCGTTCCGCTGAAGGTGAACGTCATGCTGGAGATCGACGTACCCGCGACGACGACGGCGTTCGCGCCCAGCACGGCGTTGACGGCCGTCTGGACGGTCGCGGCGTTGGCGTTGTAAGCGATCGCGTCCGTCGTCTGCAGGACGCCGGAGCTGTCCACCGCCTGAATGCGGAAGCTGCCCGCCGACAAGGTGCCCGCGACGGTGACCGTCTGGACGTCGTTGCCTTCCGCGTAGGCGTAGAGCTTGCCGTCGCTGGTCTTGACCGCGAGCAGCGTGCCGGACGCCAGGGTCAGGCTGTTGCCGAACTTGCTCACCGCGACCTTGCGGGCGTCGCCCGGGAAGAGCTGCGGCTCGAGCTGGTTAATCGTGATAGTTTCGAGTGCGCCCATGAGAGGGTTTCCTTATGTAGAAATTTCCGTGAGTTCCGAAGAGTCGAGAACGTACCGCGAGCCGCACGCGGCGGCGCGCGGGCTTACTTCTTGCTGAGCACCGACTGACCGAGCGGCGTCGCCTCCATGAGCTGCTTGCGGCGAGCCTCGCTCATCTCGCCGGTGGGGGTCGTAGAGGCGTCGGCGGGGATCGGCGGGGTGCCGCTGGCCGCCGCAGCGAGCTTCGTCTTGAGCTCCGCGTTCTCGGCCTTGACCGAAGTCACCTGATCGCCCATCGCCTTGACGGCGGCGGCGTTGGCGTCAGCGAGGGTGGCGCCGGCCTCCAGTTGCGCGAGGACGAAATCGCCCTGGCCCGGGAAAGCGGCCTTGAGCTCCTGCACGGTGGCGGCCTTAGGCTTGAGCTCCGCCTTGGCCTTGTCGTACCCCTGCTGAATAAGCGCTTGGACTTCCGCGGCGTTGGGGTTGCTGGCCGCGTGCGCGCTGAACTGCTCCGAAGTGATGGGCATGGTGCCTATCTCCTTAGAAATGGCCGCGAGCGCGTCGTCCAACGAGGACACGGCATCGATCAGGCCGAGTTGTTTTGCTTGTTCCCCCACGTGAACCCGGCCGTCCGCGATGGCCTTCAGGTCCGCGATCTTCCCCGCCCGCCCCGCCGCAACCGCGGCGAGGAAGGGGGCGTTCAATTCGTCGATTTCCCGCTGCACGTCGGCGACGAGCTTGTCGCTGACCGTGCCGTCAGCCCCGAGGCCCTTATATTCTCCGCTGCTGACCACGCGCAGCTTGATTCCCCACTGTTGCTGATAGCCAGTGTCGTCCTCGAGAATCGTATACGTCCCGATCGAACCCACCATGGCCGTCACGTTCGCCGTGATCGTCTGGCACTGGCTGGCCACCCAGTAGGCGGCGCTGGCGCCAAGGTCGGCAATGTAGGCGTATACCGGCTTGGCCTCCCGTGCCTGACGCACGTCCGCCGCCAGATCCGCCGTTCCCGCCACCGTCCCGCCGGGCGAACAGATGTGCAGGAGGATCCCCTTGACCATCCAATCCGCCGACGCCGCCCGAACGGCCTTCCTCGCCGCAACGGTGGAGCATCCGCCGAACGAGCTCCCGCGCTTGGTCATCTGCCCGTCGATGCAGATGACCGCGATGCCGTCCTGAATCGTGTAGCCGGGGTCGTTGTCGCCGCTCTCGTCGTCATCGCCCCAGTCGGCCGACGGCTCCGGTTTCACCAGGCCGCCCCGGATCGCGTTGAGGGCCTCGCGAAAGAACTTCGGTTCGATCGCCCACGCGCCGAAGTGCTGTGCGGCACACTTCGCGCCAGCGTCGACGGGGACAGGGATCGACATGGTAAGGGTTTCGGGCATGGTTTATTCCTGCTGCTGCGGGTTGTTGGGATCGGACGGCGCCGACTGCGGCGGAGTTGCCGGATCGGCGTTTCGCGTTGCGCCGCCGCTCCCCTGCGCGTCGGGAGGCAGATCGTTCTCGACGTCGCCGCCGACGATGTCCCCCTGCGGGTCACTGATCACGGCACCACTAACCAGTTGCCCGGCGGGCGCGACCACCGGGATATAGGGCGCTTCGTAGCCCTTCTCGGGCTTGATGCCGGTCTGCACGATCAGGTCTTCGATGTCGCTTCCGTTGTAGATCGCCTCGCGCGCCGCCGGCACCGCCAGCAACGACTTGAGGACGTCGCGCTTAAAGGCGACATCCCCGGCGTCGTCGTGCAGGCCGATCGGAATCTTGTCCACCAGCGCCGCGGCGTCAGATTTGTCGAACCCGAGCTTTTGCAACAGCGACTTCGCGGATTCCGGCGGAAGGGTCTGCTCGCGCACCTTCACCAGCAGGTCGACCGCGGCCGTGATCTGCGGCCCGTTCAGTTGGTCGGCGGCATTGGCCTGGCCGTTCCCGCCGCCGCCCGTTACCGTAATCTGGCCGTCCGGCCCGACCTGCAATCCAGGTGGCTGATCGGCTTGCGCCGGGAGACCGTGTTCGGCGAGAATCTGCGCGTCGCGCTTGTTCTGCTCGCAGATTTCCTCGAAGTCGTAGCCGTCCTCCATGGCGAAGTTGCTGCGCGAGTCGATCCCCAGCGCCAGCGCCTTCTCCCGGGCCTGCACGTCCTTCAGTGGCTCGGGGCTCGGGCGCGCGGGCGGAATCCATTCGTGCACCCAGACGTCCGTCACTCCGGCCGGCGGCTTGATCTCCCCCGCCTCGATCTCCAGGCTGATCCACCACTGGTACACCCGCGCCACCACCAGCGACGCCAAATCCTCCTGCTCGATGCCCGCCGTGACCCGGGCCTGATTCTGCGCCATCTTTCCAGACGAATAGGTCGTCTGGCTGAAGTTGAGGAGTACCTGTTCGAGCGTCAGGCCGAATTTCGTACCCAGTATCCGACAGAAGGCGTCCAGCGCCGCTGGGAATTGTTGTTGGGGCTGCGTCGGATTGAAGGCGATAAGATCCTCGTCCGTGCCGATCACGTTGATCATGCCCGGCTGGATGGGCTGCCACCGCTGGCTTTGCACCTGGCCGGCGTCGGTGTTGGGCACCGTCACCTGCCGCATCCCCGCCATGACCGCCGCGGGGTTCTTTCGCTTCTGGATCATGGCCTGGCTCGCGCCCACGCGCGCCGCCGTGATTACCGCTTCCAGCAGCCCGAGGATCTGGTCGAAGAGGCTGAAGCCTCCGCGGAAGGCCGTTTCGCCCCGGACGTTGCTGTACCGGGTCGAGCGCTTGATGAAGATGAAGTCGCGCGCGTCAACGCGCTTGTGGCGAACCACCCGCGTGGGGTCGGTGTACCGGATGTGGTACGCGACCGGCCGCCCGGTGGACGGGTCCAACTCGATCCCGTCGCTCATCTGGTTGCCGTTCGGCAGGAGTCCCATCGGCGAACCCGGCGGCGACTCGATCCGGTGGCGCTCGATGACCTGCAGCTTGGGCCGACGCTTGAAGTTCGCGTCGAGCGTGTACGTCAGCAGGAGTCCGGCGTCTCCGTCACGGATCTTCCCGCGCTGCAGCAGCCGGAGGATGTTGCCGAAATTGTTCTCGCCGCGCACGTCGCAGGCGATGGTGCCGGCCCATTTCTTCCACCGGACTTTGATCGCCTTGTTGAGCTGCTTGTCGAGCGTTCGCGGCTCAACCCGGATCGTCGCGCCGACAACGTTCTCGACCGAACGGTCCAGCACCCCGCAGGCCAGCAGGTTCTCCTGCTCCAGCCGGTTCGCCCGATCCGCCAGCGACGCCAGGGATTCGCAGTCCTGGTAGAGCACCTCACCCTGATAGAGGTCGCCCCGGCTCCACGGCGTGTCGATGCGGCTGCCGTAGTAGTTGCCGATCGACCCGTTGAACGTGGAACCGTACTGCCGTGACATCGTCTCCCGGGCGATCCGGTAGTATTCCGTCTCGGCGTTGGCACGGGCGATCGCGGCGTCGGCGCGGGCGCGGCGCACGTCCTGAAGCGCGGAATCGTCGGTTCCCGCCGTCGGCATGGTTGTGGAGTCGCTCAAAGGGGTATTCGCTTAACTGGGGTTCGGTCGTTGGAAGTTTGCGTAGACGACGCCCGGAGCCTGGCCGGCGTTGGCCTCGAGCAGGATCTGCTCGCGGGCCTCCCACTCCTCAATTTCCTTGCGCATGTCCTTCATCTGCACGAACATCATCTGGCGGTCGCGCGCGCTGAAGGACTGGGCCAGCTTCGTCGTCAGCGACAGATAGCTCGCCTTTAGGTTCGTCAGCACCGTTTGGACTTCGGTCAGCGTGTAGGCCATGTTAGAAGGTGCCCTTGTATGAATTCACGAAGCCGGCCGGCGACATATCCGAGATGGGCGTTCGCGCCGCGGGTGGCGGCGAGATCATCGGCGCCGCCGCGCCCACCTCGAACATCTCAGCCGCCGCGCGCTGCAGGACTTCGCAGTCCCACGCCTCGTTCCGCGCCGTCCCGTTGGGGAGCCAGGCCCACCTCCCCTTGACGCTCACCAGCGATTCGCTGGCCATCTCCAGGCAGTATTGTTCGCTCGTTTCCCGGTGGGGCATCCATTTCGTTTGGTCCGCGTCGTGCATCAGGGCGTAAAGCACGCCCTTGAAGTGGTTCGTATCCACCATCCAGAGCACGATTCCGGGCTTCGGCGTCGTCTCATAGAACAGCTTCACGCCCGACTTGCTCATGCCCTTGGTGGCGCGGATGCGGGCGGGGTCGCGCTGCGAGAATTCATAGACCTCGTTCGTCCGGTTGCCGCCCGAGTCGATCAGCATGACGGACGGCGACACGATGCCGGCGCCGCCCTCGATGCTGAACCGGCTTTCGAGTCCGATCCGATAGACCTCGTCCCACGCCCACCGCTTCCGCTCTTCCGCCTTCACCGGCGCGTTGCTTTCGTGAACCTCCCCCTCCGCAATCAACTGGCTCTTCAGTCCGCCGCCCCAAGCGCGGATCGTGTACTTAAACCAATCATCCTGCGTGTCGACGGTCGCGAAGAGGTGTGACGCCCATGCTGGCACGATCAACGGTTCGGGGGCGAACGCCTTCTTGTCCCGCACGACACTCGGCCGCACGCTCTTGATCACCTGCCGCACCGGCAGGGCCAGCCGCGTCGTCCGGAACGTCGCCGTCTTCTCGGCGTCCCCTTCCGCCTCGATGAACTCGGCGGCCAGGAGGCTCATGGGCGTCCACGGGCTGTGAATGCCCCACACGTAGAAGCCGACACGCTCCGACGCCGGCCGATCGCCCACAACGACGCCGTCCTCCGTCACCTTCTGCAGCGGCTTCCACTGCTCGCCGTCCATGAAGCCCGAGACATATCGCCCAGCACGCACACACCCCATCCGCTCGCGCTCCTCGGTCACCTTGTGGCAGTTGGGGCACTCGTAATGCGCCTGGCCGTTCCGCTTGACGTAGTCCGCCCGTTCGTACTTGTCGTTGCCGGGTGCGTCCTTGAATCCCTTCACCTGCGACCAGAGCCATTCGTGATACATCCCGCACCGCGCGCACGGCATGAAGAAACGGCGCTTGTCGGGGCACGATTCGTATCCCTTGGTCACCGCCCCGTCCGTCGTCGTCGGCTTGCTGCCGAAGATCGCCCGGCCGCGGTGGGCCCAGGTCGTGATTCGGATCAGCAGGCGGCTCAGCGCCGACGGCTGCCCGGCCTGATCCTTGTACAGGTTGATCTCGTCGCCGATCGCGTACCGGAACTTCCGCTTTTCGAGCTTCGAAGAGCTGCCCGAGTACAGGCCCAGGATCGGCATCGTGGACAGGTGGAGCTCGTGCTTCGTGTTATCCCACGCCCGCTCGCTCATCAGCCTGCGGGTCTCGGGCGTCGCCTTCAGGAGCGGCTTGAGCTCTTCGTCAAAGAGCTCATCGATCGAGTCTTCGTCCGGCATAAGCACGCCGGCGGCGCCGGGATCCTGCGCGGCGAAGTAGGCGAGCAGCGCCATCAGCAATTGCGTGAAGCCGACCTGGTTGCTTTTGTAAACCCACACCTGACGCACGGCCGGCTCGATCAGGCAGTCGACCACGTCGCGCCAGAACGGAGTGCGGTTGAAAGAATAGTTCCCGGGCTCGGGGTTGAATGCGTTGTCGGGGATGACGACATTTCGCTCGATCCACTCCGACGGCTTCATCCGCTCCGGCCAGCGCCAGGCGCGCCGTTCGGAAGGACTCCATAGGGCGGCGGGTTGTTCGATCGCGCAGACCATCAGGCAGCAGCCCCTTCGAACTTCGCGCACACCCCGCGGGCCCAGTCTTCCAAAACCCGCTCCATCTCGATCACGCCCATCCCCTGCATCTTCATTGCCAGCAGTCGCACGTTCGCCAGTTCCGCCCTCACCGCCTGCACCCGCGCCAGTCGCCCCGCCTCCACGTCCTCTTTCTTCAGATACCCGCCAAGCAACAACTCTCGGTCGACTTTGACCTTCGCCGCCCGCTCGATCACCCCCATCAGCTTGATCCGCTGATCCGGGCGCGTGACCAGCTTCAAAAGCTCCTGCGGATCAACCACATCCCCCGCCACCAGGCCGAACGTCGCCGCCGCTGATGCCGGCTCGGGATTCGTCGAGGTCGCCGGGTTCTGCTCCCTCAACTCCTCGTGCCATGCCTTGATCTCCTCAAGCTCGGCGTCGGTCCATCCCCACTTCTTCCACCGCCAGCCCTCACGCTCGAGGAGCTTCGACACCCGCTGCTGAGTGATCTTCAGTTGGCTTCCGAGCCACTTCTGATTCCGTTTTCTATCCCTCCGAGCCGCCATAAGTCACAACGCGCACAACCCTTAAATCCCAAAACGCAAACTTGATCGAATCTCGGCAGTTTTTTACCCGCACCAATCCACCCCCCGGGGAAGAACCTATAGGGGGCACCCCTACGACACATTGATAATACGGCATATTGCCACCATTCGCACCAGGAGGCGTTTTGGCTCGCCGATGGCCGTCGTGCCGCCTCAGCCGTTCTAAGCTGTCTGGTTCTCCCGTACGGTCATCACCCCACGCCGCAGCGTCTTCTTCTTTCCGCCACTGATTGCCACCAGATCCCAATCGTACCCCTTCGCCCCGACGCCCACGGCTAGATTGGATAGCTGTGCTGCCGTCGGCGAGAGGGTTACAGCCTGATCCGCCCCCGTGGCGGTCACGACTGCTCCAGCGAAAGTAACCGTTGCATCTCCGGCGTTGGCGTTGCCCGCGGCCTTGGTCGCGGTAAAAGTGATCGTGTGGCCCGTTAGATCATCTGGCCAAGGCTCGCCAGCGATCTTCTCGAAGCTCCAGACGCGAGAGGCATCGACGCTGTAGTCGTCGGCTCGGACGCATTCGATGACCTGCCCGTTGACGATCCCCACGACGGTAACGGCGACAGTCCTCGCCAACGCCTGAACCACGGCATCTGCGTTCTGCTGGGCGGTAGGTGCACTTCCTGAAGTAACCGTCGCCGAGCTTTTCCCCGGCCGAACCTCGTAAGTTGACGTGCCATCCGGATTGGTCGTCCAAGCCGCATGGGTGGCCGTGCGTCCGGAGGTATAGCCAGTGATTACGACGTCTTGCCCGGCGCCCGTGCCGGCGGTGATGACGAGCAGGTCGCCGACGTAGTAGCTGCCAGTGGCCACTGCGCCAGTGTCGAGGGTGGTCGTGGTGCCCGTGGTGGTGACAACCGAGCCCCGCGCGAGGTACGAACCGCCTCCGCTGACGTTCCCGATGTCCGTGCGGATCTGGTGCATATTGTCCCCCGTGGTCCACCCGGCGCCCTTGATCGCCGTCTGCGTCGCGACAATCGCCGCGAGCTGCGTGCTGTTGCTGTCCATCTCCTGCCGCACCTGCACCGCGGTGGGCGGCGCGGTGTAGCCAGAGCTGGCCAGCCGCGTCGACGTGGCGACGTCGGCGTTGGTGTAGATGGCCGTGAGCTTCGTCCGGTCGGAGGCCGTGAACGTGACGCCCGTCGTGTCGAGGAGCTGGGTGTACTTCACCGCCCGACGGAGCTTGGCGTTGACCGTGCCGGTCACGTCCCAGTGCAGCCCCTCGATTGCGTCGCCCGCGGTGTTGGTGTACGTCGTGACGTACTTGCCGGTCGCCGGGTTCGTCCAACCGCCCAGCCGTGCGGAGCGATCGGTGCCGGCGTTGTTGATCAGCGTGATCGTCGGGTTGCCGCTGTCGAGGTTCTTGGGGCTGCCGGTCTCGTCGTTGAAGAGGATCGAGATCGAGATCGATTCGCTGCCACTATCGGGCAGCTCGAGCATCTCCGGGACGCTGGTGCTGACGAACGTGTTGTTCTGGATGTTCTGCACCTGGGCCGACGAGGCGACTGCCCCGCCGACGTTGAGGTTGTCGAGGTACCCTGCGCGGGCTGCGGTGAACCGGCTGAGCAGCGTCGTCACGCCGGCGGTGTCGGCGCCGATGCGCGCGTCGCCCAGGGCGGTGAGGTTGACCCCGCCCACGCCGATCTGGTCGTAATTGGCCAGGTTCTGCCCCGCGTCCCCCAGCGCCCAGACGCCCGGCCCGGCCGGGTCGGTGACCCCGTTGCCCAGGATCTTCCCGTTGACGTCGCCGGCGACGCTCGCGGCCACCGGCCGCCCGCTGGAGTCGACGCTGAAATCACCTCCGCCTTCGCCGTACTGGAACTCCCGCTCCTGCTGCGCCGGGCTGGCCGAGCTGTGCGACACCACCGCGATGTAGACGTTGCCGCGCGTGAACCCGGTCACCGTCGTGAGGGCGTACGTCCAGACGCCGGTGTTCGTCGTCCCGTTGTTCCCGGTGCGGTGGGTGAGGCTGGCCGTCTCGGTCGTCAACGCCGTCGTCTTAAACGTGTTGGAGCTGAAGTCGTAGCTCTTGAGCGTGCCGTCGCTCTGCACCTCGTAGAGGTAGAGCGACGCCGTGCCGGTCGTGACCTTCGCCCCCGAGGAGTCCTTCAGGCTCGCGCGGATGACCACGCGGTCGCCGGACTGCCGGATGTCGACACCTTTAAATCCCACGGACGCGCTCCAGGATAAAGGCCGATCGCTTCTGCGGCGGGAGGCTAATCGCCTCCTCAGGGGACAGTCCCGACTTAGTAATTCGCTCCATCAGGGCCCGGCGACTCACTTTGCATCGCGGATCTTTTCCCATGCGATTATAAAAAATGCCCTTGAAGCCCATTTACGGAGTCCCCCATTGTGTTTTCAGATAGGACTCGACCGCTTGCCGATCCGCATCCACCAGCGCGCCACTGTAGACCAGGAGTTCCCCGAAAAGTCCCTGGAAGTGCGGGTTCGTGGCCCACTCGTGGCGACCGATCCTGAACGGCTGGGTCTCGGTCACCGACGATCCGCCGTCGGTGGCAGTAACCTTGTTCGTGCCGTCGAGGTACGCCTTACACGAGCCGCCATAGGTGATGCTGGCCGAGAGCACATGGGCCGTCGTGTCCGCCGTGCCGAAGCTCGTGAAATTGTTGTTCGTGCTGTTCGTGTTAATGAAGATCGCGGGGTTGTGGTTCGACAGGTACAGGCCGTAGCCGTCGAAGTTCCCGGAGTTGACCAGCTTGTCCAAGATCCCCTCGCTCGTCCGCGTCGTCTCGCCCCGCTTGAATACGACGAAGAGCGTCAAGGACGGTGCCAGACGAAGGGCCGCGGTGTCGGCCACGGTTAGCATGTCGTCCACGCCGTCGAACTCAATTGCGGGTAGGCCGTTGATCCCGGTGCTGCGAAGAATGGGGCGCGCCCCGCTTGTGGCCTGCGATGAGTTATTGGCGTTCCCGCTCTGATCGTTCCACTGCTGGACCGTCTGCCCGTTAGTCGCCAGCGTGCTTCCGGCGTCGCTGTAAACGCCCGCGTTGCCCTTCAGCCACAGCTTCACACGGGAATCGCCCGTGGGCGTGTATGCCGCTGCCGCCGCGACCGCCACGCGGCCCAACTGGCCACCCGTGAGGATGTTCGCCCGCCCGAGGTTGCCGCCGGTGAGAATCATCAGAGTGCGAACTCCGCCCCCGCCGCCAGGTCGCCCGCGAACCCCGCCGCCGCCCAGTCCGTCACCTTCTTGACCTCCGCCGCCTCCCACGCGTCAAGCTTGGCGTCGGTCGCCGGCCGCGTCGCCGCGATCGCGTCGAGCCGGGCCTTGGCCGTGCGCGCCGCCGCGAAGTGGGCCGCGTCCGTCCCCAGCCCGTCGTCCGCCGCCCAGGTGTACTCTTCGCCGCCCACGGCGAGGATCGCGTCGATCTGCTCTTGGGTGCAGGCCACGGTGCCGAGCTGGCGGAAGCTGGCCCGGGCGGTGACGTCGCCGACGTCGATCCCGTCGTCGGCCGCCTGCCCGCCAAGCCACTGGTGGACGCGCTCGAGCAGCACGCCCTTGACGTTGTCCGCCGGGTCGGTGGACTGCTTGAGCAGCGCCGCCGCCTGCGTGAGCTTCAGTTCGATCGTCGCCGCCTGCGCCGCGTCCCCCAGGATCGCGATGAACGTGCGGTAGCGGACGAACGTGCCCGGCCGCAGCCGGTCGGTGCGGGTCTCGGCCCACATCGCCACCAGCTCGGCGTCGGTCTTGTCGGCGAGGTACAGGCTCGCCCGTTCCAGGAAAGACATGGTCAGTTACCTCCGGTCAGTGCCGCCGCCAGCTTCTGCCACCGCTGATCCTGCGCCTTGAGCCGTTCGTCGAGATCCGCCACCTTCTGCTGCAGCGCCGCCACTTCCGGGGACGGCGCGGGGGCGGGAATGGGCTTGAGCGACAGGCTCAGCCGCTTCACCGTGTCGATCTGCGGTTGCATCGAGACGCCGTTGCGGTCGATGAGCGGCCAGTAGGAATCACCCTTGGCCGGATCGGTGACGCCCCAGCCGTACTTTGCCGCCTCGCAGGTGCTGAACCAGCCGATGCCGTCCGCGCCCTTGGCGATCGCGGTGTTGAACTGCAGCTCGATCTCCGCCGGCGTCGGCGCGCGGTTGGCACCGCCGATCGGTTTGAGCTGCTGATCGTTCATCTCCAGCCACGGGATGACCGGCTTGCCCGTGAGCTTCTTCAGGATCTCCACGCACTCGCCGGGGAAGGTGTCGGGGTATCGCGTGGCGTCGCGGTTGCGGTCGTAGAAGTCGATCGTGAAGAAATCGGCGACGGCCGCGTAGTCGAGGTAGGGCTGAACGTCCGACGGCTTCGACAGGTTGAGGCTGTGGATCTTGTCGCCCGCGAGCGAGAGGTAGACCGGCACGCCGGGGTAACGGCGCCGCAGGTCGTCGCTTTCGGCTTTCAGGTCGGCGGCGGTGACGGGCGTCGGCCACTTCCCGTTCGGCTCGTCGACCGACAACATCACCCCGACGCAGTTCGCCGGGAGCGGTCCGGGGTCGGGCCGCTTCAGGATGACCTTCACGCCCAGATCCAGTGCCGCCTTGATCCAAGCCGCGCGACCCGCCGCCATCGCTTCGGGCGTGAGGCTCTTCGCATTCTCGACTTCAGGACCGCAGAACGTGTCCATGCCCAGCGACTTGAGCATCGCTAGGTTGCGGGCGGGCTGGAAGAATGAGAGGACGGGAAGGGTCATTGGCCGTTGATCACGTGCACCGCGTAGAAGATCCCGATCGCCGCGAGCACCACCCACGCCAGCACGATCACGAGCACGTCGAACACCGCCAGGCCGCGGCTCTGTGGCTCGGGGACGTATTCTCGCGCCAAGGCGGCGCGTCGGTGGGGGTGGTTGGGGATCATGGGATGCGTATTCCGTCGGCTCCGAATCGCCGCCCGTCGCAGTCGTCGGTGACAACGCCGTCGCGCACCCACCCGTGGTAGATGCCGACCAAGTTGATCGACGGTGACGCCGTGACGCGGGGCGGGCTGCCCGAGATGTTCCAGAGACACCCGTCCGTGCCCTTGTGGTGCATGTGCCAGATCGATTTGCCGGGCAGCAGGACGCAGAGTGACGGGTCGTTCTCGTAGAGCTTGTAGCCGTCGCTGAGAGGCGGAACCATGTCGGTGTGCCACATCGCGCCGACGGGAAGATCCTTGAACTCCACTTCGCGCCCGTCGGGGAGCGTGTAGTAGAGCCGCTGAATCCGGCCCCCGCTCTCGGTCGGTTCCCAGTCGCCGCGGCGGATCGAAACGACGTTGAAGCAGGGCCAGCTCATTGACCGAATTGCCCCTTCTCCACGTAATCAGCCGGGAAAGCGTCGATGGCCTTCTGGTGCTCGCCCCACTGCACGCGGATGGCTGTATCGGCTGCGGTGCGGATCTTCTCGAACAACGGGAAATCGTCCTTGCTGACCGAAACGCCGTTCTCGCAGTTGCCCGCGTCGAAGAACTTGATGTCTGTGGCGCTCTCAAGCCGCTTGAGCTTGACCTTCAAATGGCACTGACTTACTTGACTCACCAGCACTCCGATAAGGGCGGCACGCCGTAGCGTGCCCGGTCCATCACTTCTTACGCTTGCGCGGCTTGGGCTTCGGTGGCGGCGTCACCGCCTTGGGCGGCACCTTCACCAGCTTCTTCATCAGGTTGTCGAACTTGTCGAAACCGGGCGGCTTGCTCATGGCTGTCCCGCTGAGATGCTTCCCTCTTCCGCACTTAACGCCTTCTCGATGCGGCGCGCGGTCAGCAGGTAGGCTTAGATGATTGTGTTCGCCCACTGCGTCGCGGCCGGGCGGCGGCGCATCCGCGATCGGCCCCTTCTGTGGGGCCGCGTTGCAGTAGTTATTGCAAACCGCGTCGCCGGGGATGCAATCAACTCCGCAGATCATGGCCAGCTTGGGGGCGGGATGATTCAGTTGCTCACCCCAGCGCGCGTGCGGGTATTCGTCGTCGAAAGTCATCCGCGTAGACCGCTCGCTGAGCCCGGCATAAAGCACGTCCTCGCCCCGGACGACATAGACCACTTGCCAGTTACTGGCCGGCGTGAGCTTAAGCCAGTAGTAACCGGTTTCCGTAGGAATCACGACTTACTCCAATCCCATGAACCCCGCGCCGCCCTGTCCGGTCAGCAACCGCCACGTCACGCGACGCCCGGCGACCCGGCCCATAACTGACGCGAACCGCGCCGCGTCGTCGCCCTTGCGGGCATTGAAGCGGCAGACCTCTTCATCCACGTAACGGCGACACCCCTTCCAGCCTGATCGAAGCCGTCCGCTACTTCAGCGACCTGAAGGTGTGCAACGCCTACATGCGATCGATTAAGTGACGGGGCGGGTCGAAAGCTCGTAGACGGCGGTGGACCCGCAGTTGTGGCAGCAGATCACGCGCGGATTCGAGCCTTTGGCGTTGGACGGGGGTCATGAGGATCTCCGGTTTTTACGTCTCGTTAAAGCGTTAATCCCGCTTTAGGCGGGCTGCCCTTCCGTCGGTGCGGGCGGCTCCGGCACCAGCGTATTCACGTCCGCGAGCGTCGCGTCGGTGATGCTGTTGGCCTGCAGCGCGGCGATCTGCTGATCCTTCGCGGCGTTCTGGGCCGTGAGGTCCGCCACCTGCTGGCGGAGGGCTTTGTCGTCGGCGACGAGGGCTTGGACGGCTTGGTCTGCGGTGCGCATGGCGTTCTCCAAAAGGGTGATTCGTTCGGACTGGTCTTTGATCGTGTCGATGGCTTCTTCGTTCGCGTCGGCGAGCATGGCGAAGGTGACCCTGCTCTTCGGCGAGATTCCCTCGCGCCGGGCGGCGTTGAGAAAAACGCGGTGGCCTTTGGTGAGTCTGCGGAGGAGGTTCACTGGTCTTCCTTCAACGGCAGCCGCCCCGTGTGCCAGGCCGGGCTTTCGTGCGTCGGATCGATCTTCTCCGCGTCGGCCTCGTACCCCTGCGCTTCCTGCTGCAGGATCCCCGTCCCTTCCATGTCGCACCGGTCGAAGGCTCGCCACGCCGCCCCGCGTTTCCGGGTGGCCTCGGCGAGCAGGTCGGCAACACGTTTGGCGTCTGCGGGCGTCACGGTGATTCGGCCGGCCGGACGCGCTCGGCGAAGTCGTCGAGCGTCGTCTTGCACCGCTGTTTGGTTTCCACCACCCGGTAGAGCACGAAGTTCTCGACGATCCATTCGCCCGCGAGGGTGAAGTAGAAGGCGCCGGGGTGGATCATCGACGGTTTCACGTCTGCGCCATGCCGGGAATGCGGTCCCTCTGCTTCAGGAAGTCCGTCAGCGCCTTGGTGCTCGCGTTCATGGCCTCGGTCACTTTCGTGAACCCGATCAACGTCTGCTCATTCAGTTCCCGGTGGAAGTTGTGGCAGTTGTCGGCCATCTTGTTGGCGATCGCCTCGATTTCCTGCCGGTCGCTCTTCGCACGCGTGCTGAGGCAGCGGAGGATCAGGACCAGATATCCACCCTGAAAGGCGAGGAACACGCCCGTCAGGATCAGCAGTTGCGTGAAGTTCAGCGTCATTTCACCTCGCCGTTCTGCCCGAACTTGACGGGCACGACGGGCGGCGCGGGCGTCGCCAACGCGACCTGCGTGATCTGACCCTGCAGGGCGTCCATCCGCTTCTTCCCGTCGTCGGCCTGCGTCTTGGCGTGTTCGGCGTCCTTCGAAGCACTCTCCACCTTGGCGCTGAACCCCATGAGCTTCCAGAACGTCGCCGCGGCGGTCGCGATGGACGTGACGAGTCCGGTGACGGCGATCACCAGATTGGTGATCTGGTCAGGCGTCCAGTTGGCGAGGAATGACGTCATTTGCTCAGCAGCTCGACCAGCCCAGCAATAAACGCCGTGACGAAGACGAGGGTGAGGAGGATGGATATCGTGACTTCAAGCCACGACTCTTCCTCTCGCTCCCCTGGCGGCGGTCCGTTGCGTCCCATGGCCTACCCCAACTTCGCCGCCGCGTCCGCCGACAACCGATCCGCCTCCGCCGTCGCGTCCGCCGAATGCTGCTCGGCCAGCGCACGCTCCTCCGGCGTCAGTTCCTCACCGGCGACGAGCTTTTGGGCGACGGGGGCGAGCTTGTTGATCAGCACCAGGAGCTCCAGCGCGAGACCGATCGCACCCGCGGACGCCGAAACGGGCATCGGCAGGGGCGGCGCCGTCGGCCCGATCGAACTGGGTCGCGTCGCCGGGTGGTTCGCCTTGGCGGCCTCGATCTGCAGCAGCGCGTCCCGCGCCGTCGTGATCAGCACGTCCACGGCACTGAGGTTGCCAGTGGAGTAGGCACGCTTCGCGTCGTCGATCGCGGTACGCGCGGTCTTACGCAGCGGGTCGATGACCTTGAGTTTGACCTCGGGGGAGATCAGACCAGCCTTGTACGCCTGGTTCGCCCCGTCGAGGGTGGTGCCGTACAGGACTTCGGCCTGGTCGATCTTGGCCTGTGGCGTCTTGGCGCAGCCCGGCATGACGGCGAGCGCGCACATGATGACGGCGGCGAGGATCGGGACGATGAGGAAGGCGGAGCGTTTCATGGGAGGCACCTGTGCTAAAGAAACCCGCCCGGGCGAGGAGGGGAACCCGGGCGGGCAGAGGGCTAGTTAAAGGCTGTCGAGGCTGAGCGGCCTGTCTACGCTGCCGATCTGGCTGGCGCAGACGACGCGACCGCACGGCTGGCGGGTGGAACGAAAGCGGGGGCACTTGCGGCGAGCCCGGTGCGCCATCACCCGGATAGCGCCGGGCGTCGTGGAGAACCGCGCAGCGAGCGCGCGTGCGGTATGCTCCCCGTATAGACTGGCCACGAGAGACTCACGTCTCGTCAAGCTGCACCCCGTTAGCTCAATTGTCATTGCCGGAAAAGGGGGACGACTCGCCCGATCGTCCACCTCTATAAGACTCCCACGGGCGTTACATTTCCTTATTTTTGAGCAGCCACAGCGGTTTTGGGTGTTCTGGTTTGCGCGGACACGAATCGGTATCCCGCGTGGAGGAGCGAGGCTTTGGAGCGGTGGTACGTGCTTACCGCGAAGCGAACAGCCCCGCCACGATCTTTGAAGCGTTTCGGGACAATGCAACCCGACGGCGTCACGATCCTGAAGAACGTCATAACCTCCTCCTCCGCTCCACGATCACGCCGCCGATCCGCTCCGGCTCGTTCCGCAGCGCCGCCAGCTCCTCCAACAACTCCGGGTCCACCGTCTCCCCTTCGATGTGGCACTCGTAGCTCTGCAGGGCCTCGGGGCTGGGGCGGTCGCGGTCCTGGCGCACGGGGATTCCCATGTAGTGCCGGGGCCACTTCGGCACGGCCTTGGCCTTGTGGCGGCACTTCCGGCAGGTGCAGGGGATGCGCGGGTCGGCGACGTGCTTCGGGAGCTTGTTCTTTCGCCGCTGCTTTCGGTTCGGTGGCTTCTTCTTCGATGCTCCCATTCGTCTCGACTCCCTTCGACTCCCCCAGACCAGATTACGTCTTTGCTGCTACCTCAACCCGATAACCAGCGACCGGCCGTCCGGCCTGAGCCCGCACGATTCGCGGAGGATCTTGTCTCGCAGCTGTTTGGTCTCGGCCACAACCAGTGGATTCGAGAAGCACGGGCCGTCAGCCGCCAGCATCGCCATGCGGTCCCGCTCTTGCTTGAAGCGACCGGCAATCTCGTTCAGGTTCGCGACGATCTTCCGAAGCTGCCGAACCTGCCGCTCCGCACCGCTAAGACTCTTGGCCTTGTATGGTTTCGCCTTCATGTTCCTTCCTTCCTCAAAGTACGTTGTCCCGCTCGTCGTCGTTCCGTTCCCGCTCCCGCTGCTCGTCCTCCTCGCGCCACACCGCGCACGCGGGCTCGCAGCACTGCTCGCGGAGCACGCCCCCGCAGGTGCACCGCGCGGCCGGGTCGGGCGCGGGGGTGGGGTGGGTGGTGGGGGTCATACGGCCGCCTTTCCCGACGTTGTGGGCATCTCGCGCACGCGAAGATCCTCCGGCCATTCTTCCATTGTTCCGCCCTTGGGGTCGCTCAGGGGAAGCTCGACCACACAGTCAAGCAGCGGTTGACCGTCGCGGTAGTCCCAGCCGATGGGACACGGCCACTCATCCCCGCGGCCTTCCACCGCATTTCGCGCTTCGTCGTCGTAATAATTGGCGATCGGCCTCGCCCCCAACTGCTTCACAAACACGGGCACGCCCGCCGCCTTGCACTGGCCTACGATGCTCCGGACCCATTCGACGTCGCAGGGGCGAGCGCCGGGGCCGCTCTCGCCGCCTACGATGACCCAGTGAATCTCTTTCCCCCGCGCGTCATACTTGAGCATCCGCCGCGATGTCGCCTCAAATGACACACCGTCCCAGTCGCGGCAGGCATCGCCCTTGAGCTTCAGATCCACCGGCCCCAGCATCGGCTCCACGCTCAGGAACCGCACCGCGGCGGGGCAGCTCAGTAGGTGCGGGATACGCTCGTCGGCGCGCTTCTGGTCTTCGCAGGACGTGCCGAGCCAGACGTTGGGGAGGGGATAGGTGCAATTGGAAACGTCGGGGTCGCAGTCGTAGGCATGACGGGGGACGCCATCTCGACCGGGATGGTAGACGGTTTCCTTCTTCGTGAATGCGAACGCCGCCCGCCCCCAGCCGGCCCGCGTAGCATAATCGTGGAGGTACTCCGCCATCCGCTCCGGTCGCTTCGTGAGCACCTGATAGGTGTGCTGGGGCGTCAGCGCCATCACCGCGAACACCTTGTCAACGAAGTCGAACGGCACGCCCTCGTGAAACAGGTCGCTCATGCTGTTCACGAACCACGTCGTCGGCTTCTTCCGCTTCAGGGGGATCTGTAGCGCCGCCCCGTCGAGGTTGATCTTCCCCGTCCAGACGCGATGCCCGTTGACGACCTTCGTCAGGCCCGCGTACTTCGCCTGCCGCATCGCCTCCAGTCGCCCGGCCATCTTCATGGCGTAGCAGTTGGTACAGCCCGGGGAAACGATCGAGCATCCCGCGATCGGGTTCCACGTCGCGTCCGTCCACTCAATTCCACTGTCCTGAGACATACCGATCTCCTCTGCAACGCCCGGGCGGTCGCACAACCCGCCCGGGCTCCGCGCTATCCGACCGTTTCCTTGTCCTTCGCCCACATCAGCAGTTGCCCCCATTCGTCGATGAACTTCTCTGCGATCTGCGCGTCGAGCGCCTCCGGGCCGTACCGCTCGACCACCGACCGGAAGATTCCGATTTCCGCGTCGTGCAACTTCATCTTGAGCTTCGGACGTCCGAGGTCGTCCTGCTTCGGCTTCCCGTCTTTGTCGAGGGCCGGCTGAAGGTGCTCAAGCTCGTGATCCAGGAGCGCGTCCCGCTCAACCGCCGTCAGCTCTTCCCACCGCAGGGCGTCGATGATGATCTGCGCGTCTGGCATTCCGGCGGCGCGGTCCTTCAGGGACACGATTCGCACCTTGGCGGCGCAGGGGTAGCCGCCAGTTTTCGTCACGGCGGGTCCTTCGGGGTTCGTAGCCATCAGAACGCCCACGTTCACGTGGAGGATGCCGATGTTGCCGTGGTACTTCCGCAGCACCTTCTGCATCCGGTTCACCACATCCTCATCAGCAAGCTCGTAAGTCGTCGCCATGGTCTCTGCGTCCTTTCCTCGCCGGTCGGCGTGTCCGCGCCGGCCGGCTCCTTTGGGGTCAGTTGCCCGCGGCACGCGCCGGGGCGGGTTTGCTTGTTGCGTAAGACGGTCCGTTGATCAGGAGCACTTCGGGGGCTGTCTCCCTGCCTGCTCCGCGCTTGTTCTGCACCGCGAGATTCTTCTGCATGGGCATCGCGCGTTTCACCCATCCGGGGTAAAGCTCGGGAAGTCGCGGGTGGTCGTAGTAGCTGATGATCACGCGCGACCGCTTGAATCCTCGCGCCAGATCGGCAAGCCGTGCGTGGTCGTCGCGATGGTCGAACATCCCGCCGGATCCGACGGCGAAGGAATGCTCGTAGGCGTCGCCCTCTTCGATGTAGGGTGGATCCAGGTAGATCACGCACCCTTCAGCGTCGTCGATCTTCTCGAGCAGCTCGAGACCGTCGCGGCGGCTGATGACCACGCCTGCGAGCCGGTCATGCCACGCCGGGATGCTGTTCGCCACTTCGACCCACCGCGTTGCGGAGTCGCCTCCGTTGTTCGTGTAGCGGAGCGTGAATTGGTAGTTCAGCCGCGCCGTCCCCGCCGCGCCGTTCCGCCCCATCCAGCAGAGCACGAGGTAGGCGTAAGCTCGATCGACCTGCACGTCGGTCACCGCGAACGGCGAAACAGCGAAGTCGGGGATCGCGTCCGTCTCGATCAGGATCCGGCAGGCGTCGTAAAGCTCTTCCGAGTAGAGCGTCCTCCGCGCACGGTTGTAGAGCTCTTCGACGCGCGGCGACGCGAGCACCATTGCAAGGTTTGTCAGGTCGCCGTGGAGGTCGTTGAGGCACTCCTGCCGCACGCGGGGCTTTTGCAGCAGGATCGACACGCCGCCGCAGAACGGGTCCCACCACGCGCGGTGATTGCCGGCCTCTTCAACGATGACTGGCGCCAGCGTCCGCTTTCCGCCGTACCAAGGCGCTATGGCCTTGATCTTCATTTCAGGGTTTCGCTCGTTCACGCTACTTCTCCAACCCCGGCCTGCCGTTTCAGGTACTTCTGATTGCGCCACATCTTTTGCTTGTCCGACGCGCTGAGCTGCGAATACGCAATGGCCTTGTCGACCTGATCGATCGCCCGTTGCAGGTAGTCGCGAACCTTCGACAACTCGCGGACACGGGTGATTTCCTCGACGTCGCGCCACGCCTTCGCGACGAGGTCCCGGATCTCGGCGGCGCGGCGGGCCTGCTCGTCCATGACCTCCCAGGCGATGGCGATGTCTTCGGCCACCGCGGGCTTGAGGATGCGACGGTCTCCGTTCACCGGCATGGCTGTTTCCTCGCTTCCTCGACCTTGGCCGCCTTGACGTGCGACTCCGCCAGGTCCGCCACCGACCGCATCCGGTGGGTGATGTCCGTCACGCCCCACGTTTTGTCGCGCGCGATGCGGGCAAGCGTAGAGGCGAAGATCGCTAGCGTGTCGCGGGCTGATTGTTCTTGCTGGGTCATGCTGGCACCGCCTCGTAATGCGCCGGGGGTGGGATCTCCACGTCCAACTGCTCCAGCGCGAACCACGCGATCGAGTCCACGTATTCCGAAAACTCCGCCTTATCGAGTTCCGACGTCCCGCGCGTGCGGTGCGCCACCACTTCACCCGTTTCCTTGTTCACCACCGGAACGCGGAGGAACATGTCCTTGCACATCGAGTGCACGTACTCCACGTCGATCCGCTCGCCCCATGCTTCCGAGATCGCCTGCGCCAGCGCCTGGTAGACCACCGCCCAGAGGTATGCGTTCTGGGCGAGGCTCCTTTGGTCGCGCACCTTCGTTATCTCCACGCGGTGCACGCCGCGCAGGTTCTTCACGTAGTTCACCAGCATTCGCCGGTGCTCTGACAGGTCGAGGTTGAACAGTGGGAGGTCTTTCTTGCTCACGGTAGATCCTCCAGGTCGAGACTCTGCTGCGGCTGAACCTTCGGCGCGAACACGTCTTTCAGTTCGTCCGCCTTGTCCTTCACGTCCTTCACCACCACCCCGTGCTCACTGAACGTCAGCTTCTGGCCGAACGAGTAGGCGAGCTCCCAGTTGGCGCCGTAGCTGTCGCGTGTCTTCAGCAGCCGCGCGAAGTTCGACGCCGTCACGATGCACGTTCCGCCGATGGGGTGATTAACCTCGCACCGCCGCGGCTTCTTCGAACGCGTGAGCCAGATCATCGTGTCGACGAATCGGAAGTAGGCGGCGCCGCCGGCCGCGTCGTGGCCGCTGGACGTACCCCCGACGCGACCGGACGATTGCTTGGGGTGGGTCGTGAGCATGATCGACACCGCGAACTCGTCCATCAGATCCTGTGTCGCCTGGACGAAATCGCTTTCCTTGCTCCATCGCTCGGCGCCGGGGTCGACGGCCGTAATGGGGTCAATGACGATCACGCGGTGCCCGTCCTTCGCCCGGTCGCGGATCCAGCCGAGCATGAGGTCGAGGGTCAGCTTGCCGCGCGGCTTCTGCCACACGAACTTGCCGAGCTCGTCGAGGTGCGACTTGTGCTCCTCGAACGCCGCCCGCGCAATCGACGGGTTGCTCTTCACCCAGTCGAGGTTGACGATCCCGCCCAGGCCCGATAGCTGGGCGAGCAGGCGGCGCATGTAGAACGTGCGGTTCTTTTCGGCGAAGAAAAACGCCGGCCGGAACCCGTTCGCGTGCCAGTGGGACAGGCATTGGAGCACGAAGAACGTCTTGCCGACGCCCGGGTCTCCACCGAGGAGGCAAAAGCTCCCGGGCTGCAGCGCCTGCGTTGCCTGCGTGATCGAGTCCCACGGGAATGGGACGTTGAAGATCCTGCCGTCGATCACGCCCGTCATGTACTCCGCGAGCTCGTCGGCAGCGCCAGGAAGGGGTGGCGCCGTCACCGCGACGGGATCCGCCACCGGCTGGACAGGCTTCGACGGACGATCGGCGTACGTGCGGTTCTGAGACTCCGCCGGCGGCCGCGCCGCCGTCTTCATCACGCTGGCGTACGTCGCCAGCGCCTCCCGCTCGGTGTACGGGTGGTCGCCGGCGGGGACGCGCGCCGCATAGTCCCGCATGATCGGCTCCGCCTCGCCGCGGGGGACACGGTTGTCCCTGAGCTGGCAGGCGAGCCGATGTCCCACCTCGCTCCTTGTGCCAGGCGACACCTTCGCCAGTGCATCGCCGAGCCACTTGCGCGCGTCCCGATTGACGGGCGCCGCCACCTGCGCCGCCCTGGCCTGCTGCTCGTGCCGGCCAAGCATGAGGTTGAGGAGCCACTTCGGCAGTTCCGCGACCTCGGCCTCGTCCGGGTCGCAGTACATCTCCCAGGCGTACCGCTCGCCCCTAGCGTGAAGGCTGGGGACGGCGACGACGTAGCCGCCGTCACCGCGAACGTCGAGGCCGGCGCCGAGCTTCCCGGCACTGTTGGGGATGATGATTCCGCCCGGGTGCCGGAAAAAACGGTGCGCGCCACCTCCGCCCGTGATGACTTCGACCGTCGGCGGGAGTTGCCCGTGGGTGGCCTCGAGCTTCGCCAGCGACGCCGGCCCGTCCGCGCGCAGGTCGACGTCGAGGACGACGATCCCGCTGGCCGATCCCGTCACTATGCCAACGTTGGCGGCGGGCTGCCCAGCCCACCAGGCGCGCACCTGCGATTCGTCCGCGCTGGCGTCCTTCAGCCCGTTCGCAGTGAGCGGGTGTTTGCCCACGCTCCCGCAATCGGCTTTGCCGCACGAGCACGAGACGGCGCCGGTCGATCGGATCTTCGGCCAGTGGAGCGGGATGACCCGCCACCCGCGCGATGCGTACGCCAGCGCAGCATCGGTTCGGAAGTTGGGAACCGGTTGCGGGATCATCGGCCACCTCCGCGATTCCATGGCAGGTCTTCGACGTTGGGCCGAACGGCGACGAACGTGTCGGGGTCGGCATCGCCCGCGCCCTTGCCCCCAGCGTTTCGCGCGTCTGCTGTGAAACGGTTGATCTGGTTGAGCAGGAGGGTTAGCGGGTGCTTGTGCTTCGCGAGGTACTCGTCGTCGCTGGCGAGATAACGGTTCGCGATCGCGGAGGCCTCGTCGCGTGAACCCGCGATCTTGAGGATCCTGGCCGCGGCGACCCCGTCCTTGGCGAGCACCGAGTATTTCGCCCCGTACAGTTCTTCCCACCGCGACACGAAGTGCGCGATGAACTCCGCATGATCGCCCATGTGCTCTTTGCGGGACTTGGGCTTGGCAACCACCCCCGACGCGGAGCCGTCGGGTAATGGTTTTTCTTTAGGGCTGGGTGCGGGTGCGGGTGCGGGTGCGGGAGTGCCGCCGTTTTCGGACTGGCGGGACTGACTTGCTTGCCGTTGTCCGCCAGTGTCCGCCGTTTTTCGACGTAAACCCTTGTCTTTCCGTTGTTCGTGCCTATATGCTCTTTTGCGTACGTAGTCGGGTGCGTGGTCGAGGAGGTCGTGTATCTCGTAACGACCCGGCTCGACCTCGTCGACCCACCCGCATTTGAGCACTGCGTTGAACCAATCACCGGCCTTGCGGCGGGAGTCACCCCATTCCGCGGCCAGTTCAACGTCTTCGGCGTCGCCCAACGTCGCGTCCCCGTTCTCGTACCCGACCTTCCACATGGCCTCCAGGTGCGCCTCGACGTAGACCGCCGGCATCTTCAGGATCGCCTGAAGCCGTCGGAACTTTCGATGATTTCGAAGGCCTGGTCGGGCCATGACGCAGAACTCCTAGAACGGGATGTCAGCCTCTTTGAACTCCATGCCATCACCGAACGGCTGATCGGTGCCCTTACGACTCGGAAGGTTGGCGCCCTTCCAGCTCCCCCGCGGCGACCCGTTGCCGTTCTGCTCACCCTCGTGTTCGACAGGTCCCAGGAACTGGAATGTCTCCACGACCACCGACAGCTTCGACCGCTTGCCGTGCCCGTTCTTGTCGTCCCACGAGTCGTATTTCAGCCGCCCCTCGACGTAGACCTGTTTGCCCTTCCGGCAGTACTTCTGAATCACCTCCGCCTGCCGGCCAAACGCCGCGCAGTCGACGAAGCAGACCTCCTCACGCTCCTCGCCGTCGCCGCCCTTGAACTTGCGGTTCATCGCCAGGCCGAACTCGGTGACGAGGGTCTGGTTGGGGAGCTGCTTCGTCTGCGGGTCGCGCGTGAGGTTTCCGATGAGCACAACTTTGTTGACCGATGGCATGGGTTATGCCGCCTTTCCTTGAGTGGTTTCCTTGAACTTGTCCGCTTCGCCCTCGGCGATGCCGTGGAGAAGCGCGTGACGTTGGCCGGGGTTGAGGTCCTCGATCCGACCCACCTTGAAGGCTTGGAGGATCGGGGTCATCGCGTCCTTCATCTGCTGGGTGGTGAACCCGCGCGACTTGAACGCCTTCGCGAGTTGGGGCTTAAAGACCTTGTCGTTGGAGATGGCGTCGCCGCCGGCGGTGCCGCTGGGAGCTGCCGGAGCAGCGGGCGCCGGACGTGTCGCAGGCTTAGACTCATTGCGGCTGCCGGCGCCGTTCTCCTCGCCACCGTCGTCTTCGGGATCGTCCGTCGTCGCCAACCCCAATGCGGACGCGACCCCATACTTACGGGCGCCGGTGATGGCCTTGTAGACGGCCTTGTCGCCGCGATCCTGCCCCTCGCCCCAGGCCGACGCCTCGACCCATTCGCCGCTCTCGTGCAGAATCCGAACGGCGACCTTCACGCGGACGGCGTGTTCGGTCTTGCCCGTGTTGGTCTTGCGCTCCTCGAGCGCGACGACCTCCTCGACCGAAGACAGGATTGACAGGCCGTTCTCGGCGAGCACCGGGCGGACGGCGTGAACGTAGTCCTCCAGCTTCGCATAAGAGTAGTTGTCGTACTTGTTCTCGCCGCCCTTCTGCACCGGCTTGAATTGAGCCTGTGCCTTGGCCAGCGCCGCCGCGATCTTCGTAACTGACTCACTGCAGTTCATCAGCAACCGCCTTTCAGGAATTTGGTGTCCGTCTTCATCAGCCGCGCCGCCGACCCTTCTTTCAGCTCGTCCTCCTCCTCGACCTTGAACAGCGTTCCCCACGTCTCGGCGTCGAGGATGCCCTTCGCGGCGCCGTACTTCACAGGCTGCGAGGACAGGAACTCGGTGAACTTCTCCCAGTCCCCGCCCACCGCCAGCAGTACCGCCTCCAGTGCGCCGGGAACGTTGACGCACTTCGTGGTCTTCTTCTTCCCGACGTAGTAGCGGACGGTGCCCAGGACGAACGGGCCGGCCTGGTTGATCCGCTCGACGAGCTGCGCTTCGATGAGCTTCTCAACTTCCTTAATCCGCTCTTTCATGGCGCCGAGCGTGTTGAGGATGCGGGCGATTTCGTCCGTCGGCGTCTCGGGCGAGATGCGCAGTCCGTCGGACTCGAGAGTTGCAAGGTCGTTCACAGGTTTCCTCCTTCAAGGATTGAGATTCGAATTTCCGCCCCCGGCTGCCAGTTGCGTCCGGCAACGGTGTAGAGCTTCCGCTGCTCCCCCTCGGCGATGCGCGCGTCGTCCACCCACACCACGCCCGTCAGCGCGTCTTCCGTGCTCCGGGTCAGCTTCGTCTTGTCGGGCTTGACCGTGTGGTAGGTGGGGGCGTTCGCCTTCAGGATGCCCGCGTTGCGGCCGCTCCCGTAGTGCGAACTGATGCGCGGCATGTAGAACGTGAAATCGACCTTCAGAGTGCCGGAGAGGGGCTCGCCGCGGTACTGCTGCTGGGCGTAGAAGCTGACGAGCTGCTTCCATTCGGCGTTGCCCTTGGCGTCGTCGCGCATGGTGACGAGCGGGCGTCCCTGGGCGGTCGTGACGATCTTCCCGCCCCGCATAATGACGCGGGCCGTCTTGCTACCACCGGGGCGCGGGATGCCGGGAACCCAGATGATCGCGACCTGTCGCCAGGCGGGCGCGGGGGCGGCGTAGGACGGGACGGGCGAGGCGAAGGGGAGCGTGGGGGGTGCGAGGGTCATGCGACTTCACTCCTCTCCGCCGAGGCCAAAGGCATCAGCCCACAAAGCGCGGAACGCACACGCCGCCGCCAGTGGGACCACTCCGTTTCCGCCGATTCTGAGCAGGTCAGCGGGGGCCATCCCATGAGCCACCATTGAAAGCGTGGGTTCAACGCGCGGGAGGAGGGTGGCGTCCACCGCCGCAACAGCAGCCCAAGCCCACCAGTCGGGAAGGTCGGGGTCGTCGGGGTCGCCGCGGCCAGGGGGGAAGAGGGGAAGGTCTCCGATTGATCGTTCAGCGTCCCGTCCCACCCCTGGCTCTTCGCCGTCTTGGAATGCTTGCGGCCCACCGAGTCCGCCGCGCCGGGCGTCGCCCAGTTCGCCAACTGGTTCGCCAGCGTTACACATCCCGCCTGATCGTGCGGTATCTTCCGTTCGCACGCGCTCTGATCGAATGCTTGAGGAGTCGCCCAGTTCTTCGATGTCGATCCATCCGCGGCGTCCGTCGATGTCGTCGGCCAATTCTTCGACGCCCCTGTCAGCGAGTCCGTCGCGCCCGGATGGTTCCCCGCGCGCTCGGAGTCCTCCGCTCGCGCTGAGGGCCAGTTGCGAACGATGCCGCCGATCAACTCCTCCCCGATCCGATCCCCGCCCCTGCTCGTCGAACCGCCGGCCATCGCGTTGGGCGTGGGCCACGTCCGCGCCGCATCGCTCATCGTCTCCCCGGCGTGGTGCGCGCTGTTCGGGTTGGAGCGTCCCGACGTCGCGTTGCGCGTCCCCATGGCGTCGTTCGCCTGCGCGGTGGGCCAGGACGAACACCCGCTCCCGCTCGTGCGGAGCGCCAACGTCCGACGCAGCGAGGAAGACCGGGCTTTCGAGCGTGTAACCCAGTCGGCATAGCTCCTCTCCAACTGATCGGAAGTGTCCCCCCACAACCCAGGCTGAGACGTTTTCGAGGAAGACCAGGGCGGGTCGACACTCCTCCACGATGCGGAGGAAGTGGACGATGGGACCGTCCCCGTCCTCGCCGTGACTGCGCTGGTCGATATTCCCGAGCCGCTTTCCGGCGAGGCTGTACGGCTGGCACGGGAGCCCCGCACAGAGCAGATCCACGACTCCACGCCAGCGTCGGCCGTCGAAGGTGGCAAGGTCGTCCCAGACAGGAGCGCGATCCACGGGCGCCGCTTCCATCCGGGCCACGAGCGAGGCCGCCGCTGCGCTGTCCCGCTCAACGTGACATACAACTCGACTTCGGTACCCGATGGTGTCGAGGGCGATGCGGGTGGCTTCGGCGAGCATTCCGAATCCGGCGCAAAGGTCGAGGATGTAGAACTTGGGACGTAGGTCCACATTCACGCTCGCCCCCCTTCCGCCAGCGCGCAGCTTCCTACACCCGCGAGATACTTCTTCGGGCGCCGCCCCATGATGACGTCCAGCGGGGGCACCAAAGACCAGTCATCCCGGAACCACCGCTTGACGACGTACCCGACGTCCCCCTCGCTGAAGTTGCGAAGGTGTAGCCGCCCCTCGGAGTCGATGTTGTATTTGGGAGTGAAGATCGCGATGAACACGGACTCGACCGCATCCAGCCGCTTGACCGCGACGTTCACCTTCCATGCGGAGCGAAACTGCTTCTGGCCCCGGTGGAGACACAGGCGGGCCTTGATGTTGACCGACTGGCCGACGTAAACGCATTCGCCGTCGTGGTCCACCAGGAAGTAGATCATCCCGGTTCGCGCCAGTGTGGAGAGGCCGGTGATATTGAAGACGCTCGGCGGGGTCACCGGGCACCCCCTGCGCACCCGAGATGCGCACGTTGAACCGATGCCCTAAGGGTGGGTGTCGTACGACACCAATACCGGCGTCTGTTAGGCGTTCCAGCGGTTTGGGGGGGGTTGGCGGACCGCGTTTTCAGCGGTATAAGGCGGGTCGGGCTGGTCGCCGGGCGTTTCCGAAGACCGATGCTCTGTCCAATTGAGCTACGAGTGCTAAGTTTTTCTGCTTCACGACTTACGTCACGTCCGGGTTTGGCGTCGATCGCCTTGCGACACCCATTACGACACCCGTCCGCTCGATAGGACAAGCTCTGGCATTTACCTAACCGATGCCGTACATTATGGCAGAGGCAGGGGTGAGCATGTCCAAATCGAAAACCGATCCTAACCGCCGTCCCAGGCCGGTCAAGCCGAAGAAGCCTTACCCGACGTTCCCCATCTTCCCGCACGCCAACGGCCAGTGGTGCAAGACCAAACGCATCAACGGCCACAAGCGATTCTTCTTCTTTGGCGACTGGGCCACCGACCCGCGGGGCGATCGCGCCCATCAGCTTTACTTGGCCGTCGCCGACGACATCAATGCTGGCCGGGAGCCCGTCGCCGCCGGCGACAAGATAGCGCCCGCGTCGGAGATCACCGCCCTCGAGGTCGTCGACCGCTTCCTGATCGCCCAGGAGCAGCGCGTGAAGGACGGGGAGATCGGACATCGCGAGTTCGACGACTACCGCCGCGCCTGCCTGCACTACTTCCTCGACGTCATCCCCGAGCACACCCCGATCGAGCTGATCGCCACGCTGCAGGCGAACCAGACGTCGCGCTGGCTGGATCAGTTCCGAACCGCCCTGTCGAACCGCGTCGGCGTCTACCGCTTCAACAACAGTCTGACGAAGATCCGCCGGATGCTGAAGTGGGCCAGCCGCACCGCCAAGCTGATCAACCTGCCGCTCTACGAGGACGAGGCGCTGCGGAAGAAGGCGAAGAAGCTCGTCAAGCGAGACGTCCGCCAGCGCGAGCACGCCGACGGCAAGCCGGTGTTCACCGCGGCCGAGTGCCGCCAGCTCGTCTCCGCGGCGGCCGCTGACGGCGGTCCGCTCCTGGCGTTCGTCCTGCTGGCGCTCAACGCCGGCATGGGGCAGAGCCACATCTCCGACCTTCCGCTCGACGGCCGCAACGTCGACACTGAGAACCTGTTCGTCGACTGGATCCGGCCGAAGACAGAAGAGATCTGCCAGTTCCCCTTGTGGCCGATCACCGCCATCGCGATCGAGCGCGAGCGGGCGCGTCGGCCGGCGCCAAAACCCGGCGCCGAGAAGCTCCTCTTCGTCACGAAGTACGGCAACCCGTGGGTTCAGGAGTACGTGAAGACCACCGACGGCGCGATCGGCGACGTGAATCCCGACGACGCGATCGGCAAAGAGTTCGACAAGCTGCAGAAGCGGCTTGAGATCAAGCGGAAGGGCCGCGGCTTCTACGCCCTGCGCCGAACCTTCTCGACCTGCGCCAACGACGTTCAGGATCGCGACGCCACGCGCCGGGTGATGGGGCACGGGCTCGAGGGAATGGATCCGCACTACGTGCGACGGATCGACGCCTGGCGACTGCAGCGGGTTGTCAGTTATGTGGGGCATAAGCTCCTCGGTTGCGTCGCTGCGGGATGTAACGTGGGCGGTATGCCGTTCGCCTTTCCCGTCGAACCTCCTGCACCGTTTGAACGACCCGGGCGTGCAGCAGGTTGAGCACGTCGGCCTTGGGCGTGCGGAATAGGGCGCGCTTCCCGTCGCCGATGTTGATCAGGCGGATCTTTCCCGCGTGCCCCCAGTCGAGGATCTTGTCCTCGCTGCAGCCGCAGTACTCGGCCGCCTGAGCGACGGACAAGAGCTCGCCGAATTCTTCTTGCTGATCGCTCATTCCGCCTTCCGTTCACCTCACGAAAGCCCGTCCCAGTCCGCACACACGAATCCCTCCGGCAGCGTCGGCCCGGCGTCGATGATCCCGTCGTGCACCGCGGGGACGGCGAGCGCGACGTCGAAGTCCGACTCGTAGCCGCCCGCGTCGATCACGCGGCGCACGGCGTTGACCAGGCCGCGGCGGATGGGGGTGTTGTCTGTCGTACAGTTCATAAAACTGTTCCTTTCACGGCGAAACGGACGAGCAGGGGTCGAACCTGCGAACTGCGCCGGCCGCGCGACCGAATGCAGCCCTGACCACATTGGACACCGGGATTCCGAACTCCCGAGTGCGTCCGGCGTCCGGGGTGCCGTACCAACGTCATCGCCCGATAAGTGCCGGTTCACACGCAGCCGCTTTCGCGACCGGGAGACGTTCGAACCGGCAAGGCCCGTCTCCGTCGTTGAGTAGTTGAAAAGGGCTTTCGCCCAAGCCGGCGCGCTCCGTGTTAAAGCCACGCCGGCGAATGATTTCGGACTCTTCTCTGCGGGACCTCCTTTCGTCAGGTGAGTGAAAATGGGTGTCTCATCGCCTTGCGTCTCCGTTCGTCGGCGCGGGCCCCTGCACATGCTCAAGCATCTGCCGCGCCTCGTGAGCAGGTTCGTCCCGATGCGACCGGGGTAGTCGGGGTTCATTACGCAGGCATCAGGACGCACGCTCTTGGGGAGCGGCCAGTTGAGGAATCGCGTTACCATCTCGTCCGTCACGTTGCTCATATCAGTCTCCGTTAATGTTCCTGGTTCGTCGGCGCGGGCCGGGGCGCGGGGGTTCAGTTCATCAACCAGTTCCCAACCCCCTGCTCAAACCTCTGCCGATCGTGCGTCTCCACGCGCGTCCGCTCCGCCGCACGGCGATCCTGCCGACGCTGATGTCGACGGCGGATCCGCGCCCGTCGGCCCTTCGCCAGCCGATCGGCCTTCGCCAAATCGCGCTCGCAGTTGAGGGCGTAGAGGACGGCGAGGCTCGTGATCAACAGGAGCGATACGGCGAACCAAGTGAGGAAGAAGATGAGCATGATCCTTGTCCTTAGTTGCCAACCGGTGATCCGTCGTCCCATCGAAACTGTGACCGCCCCTCGATGAACAGGGGGAAGTGCTTCCCGCACCGCACGCAGAATGTCCCGCCGTAGAACTTGGGGTCGCGTGCGTACGTCTCCGCGATCGACCGTCCCATTGTGGTCACGGTGCCGCAGACGATGTGTGTGTAGCTATCGCGCACGGGACGCACAAAGCCCTTGGCGCGTTCGGCGTCGGTGAGCACCACGTAGCCCTTCTGCTGGCCGTTCGGCCCCAACTCCCGATGATCCGGGGTCACGGGCGAGCCGTCGGTCAGCGTCACGGCATCGCGGTTCACGGGGATCGCCTCTGCCGCTTTCCGCCGGGCCTCCGCTTCCTTGCGGCGAACATTGTTCGCGGCCTCTGACGCCTTCACCGCCAGCAGGTGCGAAAGGTGCTGGGCCTGGTTGATGGAGAAGACGACATGGCCGACGCCGTTCTCGTCGGGTTTTAGGTCGGGGTGATTGATGACAATCTCATCCCGCTCGTTCAGGCCGACTTCGAGGTATCCTTCGATCTTGTCGCTCATGCCGGTAATCCGCCTTCCTGTCGTGCGAGCCGCTCGCCTTCTTCCATCGTGACAATCCGTAGTTCGATGCCGCCGCCCACTTCCTTCAACGTGATCGCCAGTCCTTCCATGCGTTCGATCTCGTCCAGCGTCACCAGCGTTCTAGCGCCGGGACACCGGTTGACGAGGATCGCCGCCAGCTTGTGCCAGTGGTCGTGCATGGTGCTGGTGGTGGGATGATTCGGATTCAGTTCCATGATCGTTCTCTCCGTTCTCGGCGGCGGCTCGCCGTTCGTGACACTGGAGCCGCCGCCGGGGGCCTTCTGGGAAGGGCTCGTTAAACTTGCGCGTTATCACCTGCAACAATGGCCACGGGCCTGTCACCTGTTCGGTCGATCCATACCGCCGCTTCCTGGAGCGACTTCGGTTTTGGTCCGTAACTGTTCGTCGTGCTCGAACCCCGCGCCACGACGCTGCTCGAACCCCACGCCACGACGCTGCTCGAACCCCGCGCCACGACGCTGCTCGAACCCCACGCCACGACGCTGCTCGAATCCCGCGCCACGACGCTGCTCGAACCCCACGCCACGACGCTGCTCGAATCCCGCGCCTCGACGCTGCTCGAACCCCACGCCACGACGCTGCTCGAATCCCGCGCCTCGACGCTGCTCGAATCCCGCG